ATAATTCATTATAATTTCTGACACTGATTACCCAAATAACTTCAACCAAACATAACTCCTTTAATTGTTCAATAATACTAAAATCTGTATATCCGTACAATTGAACTAAATCGATACCAGTTTCTAATATAGTTTTCTTTATCTCTTCAAAATCTTGTTTTACGAACACTCCCACTGCTCTACAATTATTTTTTTTTATTATTTCTACAAATTCTTTTGCTTTTTTATTTGATCCTATGTATCGTCTTGATTTTTTATAAAACATGATACCTATCATGTCTACTCCTTCCGATAATGTAGCAATTAATTCATTTCTATGTGTAATTCCACAAATTTTTACAATTTTAGGTTCAATTTCTGGAGATTCCACAAGTTTTTTTAAAAATTGTGTTTTGTTATTCGCTCTCATTAAACTAGTTCCTATTAAAAAATTATTAATATTATATTTTTTTAATCTATGTATATTCTTATTACACGAAATTCCACTTAATGATATAAAAACAATATCTTGAAATCTTTCAGAATTTGAATGAACATATTTCATAATATTTTCTGAAACTTTTAAATTTACTTGAAAAGTTTTTAGATTACGATTATTTATACCTATAATTTTAGCATTAGCATTAATAGATTGTTCTAATTCATCTATATCATAAATTTCAACAATCGGCTCCATACCGAGATGCTGTGAAAATAAAATTAAATCTTTTAAACTTGTTTCATATTCAATCATGTGTTTTTCTAATGAAGCTATTAGTAATAAGGTGTCTGCACCAGCAATGTATGCTTCAAAAACTTGATATCTAGAAAAAATAAAGTCTTTTCTAAGAATAAAAGGTCTATTTGGTATATTTTCAATTTGATTTCTTACTGATTTAATATCTTTAAGACTACCACCAAACCAGACGTTCTCAGTAAGAATTGAAATGCCAGTCACACTACCATTAATGTAATCTGTAACAACTTCGTTAATATTAATATCAGAGTTAATATTACCTTCACTTGGTGAAGAACGTTTAATTTCGCCAATTATATTAATAGAATTATTTTTTAAAATTTCATAACAATTCATTGGTCTAGTTTCAGTATCGAGAAAATCAAATGTCTGTATCCGATTCATTTTCATTTTAATATTTAATTCCAATTTTCTTCTACTAATGATTCTATCTAAAAAATTAATTTTTGAGTATTTGTTACTCATTCTGACATAATTATTTAATTGTTCTAATGCTTTACCACTTTCAATTGATTCTCGCATAATTGCCATACCTTCTTCAGGTGTTGATACTAAATTTGCTAAAACTGCTAATGTAGCAGAATGAACTAATATAAAATCTTTAATTGGTCCTTGTTCAATATTCATTAAAATTTCTAAAATTGTTTGAGCATTTGACATAGCATTTGTACCACCTTTAAAATAATTTTCGGAATTTGATTCTCTAAAGCCAAATTCACTTGGTTTAATTGTTCCTTTTTCTATTATATGATATTTTATTTTCCAAAATTTAGTTTTTTGATAAGGAGATATTTTATCAATACCATTACTATGAACTAGCATAACATTTGTTTCTGGATTTACAGCTAATGTTCTAGCAATAATATCTGCTTTATCTGTATTTGAAACACCAATTAATAAACCTGTTGGATTTGTAGGGTTTATCAAGGGTCCAATAAAATTGAATATTGTTTTAATACCAACATTTCTTCTAACAGGCATAATATGCTTCATCTTTTTATAAAATTGGGGAGCAAAAACGAAACAAAAGTTATTATTTTCCATAACTTCTTGAATTTGTCTTGAATTCAAATTAATATTGGCACCTAATTTTTCTAAAACATCAGCACTTCCGGAATTAGAAGTACTTGAACGATTTCCATGCTTACACATTTTAATATTTGCTCCAGCACATATTATTGAAGCAGGTGTCGAAATATTGTATGTATTTTTTTTATCTCCACCAGTTCCAACAATATCATAAATTGGAAAATCAAGAGGACATTGATCGGATATATTTTTTAAAACTTTTGTTAAATAACTAATCAATAATGAATAGTCATTTCCATTTGCAAAATTTATCGTAGTTAGAAATGAACTTTTTAAAATATCATCAATATTTGGATCAAATAAATCTTCAAGTGCTTTTATAATATTTTCTTCAGAACATTCAGATAAGTTGTTCTTTAATATTGAATTTGTTATTTTGGGAATGGACATGTATAACAATGATAATAATTATAATATTATAAATTATATTTATATAATATTATAAATAATATTTTTTGATTTAAACATATTCATCATTTTATTATTATAGATGTATATTCCAAATTTATCTGGAAGAAATTTGTTTTCTAAATTTCATTCTTCGGAATTATTTTGTGAAAGTTTTTGTACTTGTAATTTATGTGGTATTTCTGTTTTTGAACCATGGAATACATTTACTAGTTTTGCTTATATTTTATCTGCAATAATTATTTCGGTAATGAGTCATTCCATTGATAATATTTCTAATAATTTAAAAAATTTATATATTTGTAGTATATTTATTTTAGGTTTAGGAACTTTACTTTGGCATGGGAAGCATATTTTAATATTTAAAATAATAGATCAAATTGGTATGTTATTGACTGTTTATACATTATTATTATGTCAAGTTGCTCATAGTTTTAACATAACAGGAATCCTTGATTTTTTGACATTTAAAATTCCACTCTTAATTATTTTCATTTATTTTTTCCAATATAAGATAATGAAATATGCTAATATTATTTTTATAATAACTATTGGATTGAATATTGGATTTATGGTATACGCTAATATTTATAATGGTTTAAAATTTGATAAATATTCAATATTTGGTTTATTGTCTTTAATTATTGGCAAAATTTTATGGATAATTGATAAAAAAAAAATAAGACCACTTCATCATTATTGGCATATTTTGACTGGATTAAGTATTTTATTTTTTTGGATATCATTTGAATATAATTATACTTTAGAATTAGGCTAAGAAAAGAAATAAATATAATAATCATAAATAAATATATTTAATAAGTATATTTATTTATGTTTTATGAGCCATCATTATCAAGACTGAAGAACTTGAATATATCTAATAATGGATATATTACTCTTATTTTTAAGGAGATTGATTATAATGAAATTTATGATACAAATTTAAAAAAGGTAATTAATTATGATTTTTTTTGTCGTTTTAGCATAAACGATAAAACTATTATTGGATATAATCCAAAACATGTTATTAATACCGATGAAGAACCATCTGATAAGATTCGTGAAAATTTTAAGAAAAAATTTTATAGAGTTGAAGATATTAAATATCCTATTTTTATAGGAGGATATTTAGGGTATTATGGGTATGAAAATATTAGCAGTATAGAAGAGAGTGTAAAATCTAATTATAATAATCCAACAAATATTCCTATAAATATATTTTGTTTATATCATTCTTTTATAGAAATTGATTATAAAAGAAAAAAAGTTAAGTTATGTTCTGTTTGTAATTTAGGGGAAAATATTACTGATAATTATGATAAATCAATTAAATTAATAGACGATTTAGAAAAATTTATTAATAGTGATGAGGAAATAAAATGGAAAAGAATTTTAAGTCAGGATAATATTTCTGACAAATGGCAAACTAATTGTAATAAGGTAGAATTTATTAAAAAGGTTAAAAAATTAAAAGGTAGAATATATCGTGGCGATTTCATTCAAGTGGTTCCTTCTAGAAAAATGTATAAATATTCATCTGCTCTTCCCTATGATATATTTGATGAATTAATGAAAATTGGTAAAAATAGTCCATACAGATTTATTTTAAAATTTAAGAATTTTTTTTTAATAGGTGCTTCTCCAGAGTTATTATTAAAAGTAAAAGATAATAAAATTACTACATGCCCAATTGCTGGAACTAGACCTCGTGGAAAAGATGAAGAGGAAGATTTGATTAATGAGGAAGATTTAATAAATGATGACAAGGAGATTAGTGAGCATATAATGTTAGTCGATTTGGCTAGAAATGATATTGGAAAGATTAGTAAGCCTGCTTCTATTACGATAGATGAGTATCAAGAAGTGAAATACTTTTCAAATGTAATGCACATATGTTCTCAGGTTTCGGGAATAATAAAAGATGAATATGATTATTTAGATGCTTTACAAGCAATATTTCCTGCAGGAACTTTGTCTGGTGCTCCTAAGATTTGTGCAATGCAAAATATTTCGGAAGTTGAAACAGAACGTAGAAATTTTTATGGTGGTGGCATTGGTTTTATCAATTATGATGAAACATTGGATATGTGTATAGGAATACGAACAATTTTATATAAAGATAGTACAGTCTATTTACAAGCAGGTGGTGGTATAGTATTTGATTCTGATCCAAAAACTGAATTTTACGAAACTGTTCATAAGATGAATAGTGTAAAAAAGGCTGTATCTAATGCTGAAATGTTGGATTTAAAAAGAGATATTAGGGAAGATACACGAATTTTGTTAATTGATAATTATTGTAGTTTTACATATAATATTTATCAATATGTATCAGAAATAGTTAACAATGTAGATGTAATTAGGAATGATAAGATTGATGTAGATGAGTGTTTAGATTACACTCATATTATTTTGGGACCTGGACCAAAAAGTCCAAATGAAACTAGTAATTATAAGGAAATATTAGACAAATGTAAAGGAAAAATCCCAGTTTTAGGTATTTGTTTAGGGCATGAGTGTATATATACATATTTTGGTGGTAATATTAAAATATGTAGTGAAATAATGCATGGGAAGACATCAAATATGAAACATAATGGTGATAAATTATTTAATAAGATACCAAATCCATTTTGTGCGATGCGATATCATTCATTAGTCGGTGATACTGATAATGTACCTGATGTTATAGAAATTATTTCAGAAACATCAAATAATATTATTATGGGGATTAAACACAAAAAATATGATATATATGGATTACAATTTCATCCTGAATCGATTGGGACAAATTTTGGTAAGCAATTATTAAAAAATTTTTTATTAACTACTGAAATTAGTAGTTAAATTAATTTCCACAACCGCAATTAGCTTGAGGTATTGTTTTTTCAATATCTTCTTCACCTTCGCGTACAATAACAAAACTTTCTGGAACATCTTTATCAGCAAGTTCTTTTCCTTTTAATACCTTCATTAAATTTTTAATATGAATTTTTGGTAAACTATGATAATTTTTTTTATTTGTTTTTAACCAATTTGTATAAACACTTATTCTACTTGTGTTATCATCTGGGTTGTGATTAATATTTCCAAATTTTTCTAATCCGTTTGTATGTGTAGAATCGTCATAAAAATTTTCTTGGACGATATCGTTTGTTAAATTTTCTATTATATCTGGAGTTCTGTTCATACTTTTATTTTGATAATTAATTCCTTCAAAGAAATTTTCAATATCGCCTTCTTTATTCGTATTTTCTTGATTTATTTCTGGATTATCTATAACTGGTTCTATATCAGTATAAGTTTCTTTTTTTGGTTTTTTTACTATAACTTTTTTTTTAGGTATAACTGATTTAAAACTAGAATCATATTGATCATTTAACTTGACTATAATATTTTGTTTTGGCATTTTAATTTCGAAATGACTAAGTCTTTTATCTATAACTTTTACAATAGTCATTCCCAAAATATAAGATAATGTAATACATATTACAACAAGTAGTATATTTGTTAATATCTCATTTGAAAACATCATATATATATTAATATCTAATATTTATATTTTGTTTTTTTTATTTTTATAAAAAAAGAGATTTACTTACTATATTATTTTGTAAATTTATTTACAAAGCAGCTCCGAAAGAGCCTCCATCATATCCTCCAATTGAGGCTGGTGCGGCTTCTTCAGTTTCGGCTGGGGCATCATATGCTTCAGAAGCATCTTCTACTGCTGCGGCAACTAGTGCAGCATCACCACCTGGGATAATTCCTTGGACACCATCTACTAAGCTGTTAAATCCTTTTTGTGCTCCATCTACAAGAGAATCAAAACCTGCTTGTGCGGAGTCAATTGCGCCGGAAATTTCAGATTCATCAATACCAAGACCAGATTGGACGGTATCTACAGCATCATCAATTACTTTTTGGGTATCATCAACAATATCGTTGATCCATTCTTGTGGAGTATCAACAGCAGCTTGTAAAGCACCATAGATTGAGTTGGTGGTTTCTGCTTTCTTTAAGAAAATAATAGAAAGAGTAAAGGCAACTGCGGAAAGTAAAGCAATAGTGGTATCTTTAAGTCCTAAGTAAGCAATAAGGAAAAGTACTACAATTCTGAATAAAGCATTGTTGAAAAGGCTTGCGAGGAATGATGGTAATCTTGGGGCGGCAAGTCCTGCGTAAAGGACAAGAAGCATTTTGATAATGTTTTTGGCATATGGGTTATCTAAAAATGAAAGAGATTTGTTTACAAATGATTCTAATTGATTCAACATAGTAGTTAATTTATATAATATTATGAAAGAAATTTTTTTTTTAGAACAGATATAAATAATATTTATTAACTAAAATAAATCAAAAACTATATTAAAATAGAAAGATTATGTATTATAATATATTTACACTTGCTATATATATATTTTAATATGCTTGACTTTTTTGATAAAACTGCGAGAAAAGGTACTATTTTAACTCGAAAAGGCTATATTATAAAAAAAAAAGATTTTAGTGAGAAAGAAATTCTGAAGATTAAAAATCAGCTAACTGTCAAACCTGTTGTTCATAGAGATTTTGCTCATTTTGCTGAAGAATTTCCTGTATTTTATGAAAGTTCTGATAAATTATATTTACCAAGATATTGGGGATTAGAAAATTTAGGACCACCTAAAAAAATTGATATATGTGACGGAGAACCTATAAATTTAAAATGTGTTTTTGAACCACGTCCTATACAAAGACCTATAATTAAAAGAGCTTTATCTATTCTTCAAAATCCATTTGATAAATTTATTGTTAAATCTGTGAAAAATAAAAAAAGTATTGTAAAACATAAACTATATGGTGGTGGGACTATTATTAGTATCCCATGTGGACAAGGTAAGACATTCTGTGCTCTATATATTATGACGAAACTAGCACAGAAAACACTCATAGTTGTTCACACATCTGTTTTATTAACACAATGGATAGAACGAATAGAACAATTTGTTCCAGGTGCTAGGGTTGGTATTATAAAAGGTCCAAAATGTGATGTAGAAGATAAAGATATTGTTATTGCTATGCTTCAAACACTGGTAAGTGAAAATAGAGTATTTCCTCGTGGATTTTTTGACCAATTCGGTTTATCAGTCGTGGATGAATGTTTTCCATTTAATACTTCTATTATAACTGAAAATGGTTATTCATTAATAGGAACTTTATATGAAATGTGGGTAAAAGGTAAAGAAATACCAAAAATTTTGTCCTATAACCAATTGACCAAAAATTTTGAATATAAATCATTAACTCATGCATGGAGAAAAGAAAGGACAGATTTAGTAGAAATAAAATGTAGTAAAAAAATCATGAAATGTACTCCCGAACATAAAATATTAACATCACACGGATATATGAAAGCAAAAGATTTGACCGAAGGTGATTTACTAATTTCTTATTATGATGCTAATGAGAATACTGATTTTAACTATATATCTCAAGGATTAAATGAAGATCAAGAACAAATTTTATTAGGTTCATTTTTAGGAGATGGTTGTATTAGAAGAATTAATGGTAAAAATCGTATTAGATTATCTATTATACATGGAAAAAAACAATATGATTATTGTAAATGGAAAGCAAATATGTTTGGTATTAAAGAATTAAATTATTGTGAAAAAAATGGTTATTCTCAAAAAGAAGCATTTCGTTTTAATACTAAAATTATTGATATTGATAAAAAGTATATTTTTCCGAAAACTGCTCACACATGTCCTCAATGGGTTTTAGATAAATTAGATCCGAGAGGATTATCAATTTGGTTTTTAGATGATGGTTCTATCAACCAAAGAGGAAATGGTGGTCATTTATCAACTCATTCATTTGATTATGATAGTCAAATACGAATAATAGAAACTTTAAATAATGTATTTGATATTCCTTGTTGTCTTAGTTTTGATAATCGTAAAAAAGGATATCACTATATACGTTTTAATAAAGATGGTATAATTAAATTAAAACAAATAATTTCTCCTTATATTTCGATTGATAATATGCTATATAAAATTCATGATGATATACAAGAATGGCGTTATTCGTGGGATAGTAAATTTTTAGATTATGGATATGCGAGAGTAAATTATGTAAAATCTTATATTCATAAAGGTAATAATAGACAAACTAAACCATATGTTTATGATATTGAGGTTAAAGACAATCATAATTTTGTAGTTTGTGGTACAAAATCTGGAAATCCACATCAAGGAATTGTTGTTTCTAATTGTCATCATCTCGCAGCACCAACATTTTCACGAGCTTTACCGATCATGGCTACAAAGTATTTTTTGGGATTGAGTGCTACCCCAACAAGAAATGATAAATTAGAGAAGGTTTTTTATTGGCATTTGGGCTATATAGGAAATGATTTAATAGAAAAGAGAGGAGGGCAAGAAGTTATTGTTAAATTTATTAATTATACAAACACACATTTTAGAGAAATACGAAGATACAATGCTCGTACTTGTAGAAATGATGCGTATGATATTCCTAAAATGGTAGACTTAATTATATCTTGTAAAAGAAGATTGAAATTTATCAGGTTTCAATTAAAACTATTTGCACAACAAGGAAGACAAATATTGGTATTATCATCTAGAAAAATTCATTTAAAGAGTATGAAAGAGAATTTTGATAGTTTTAACTATACTAAAATTGTTGATGGAGAGGAAGTTCCTATAACAACTGGATATTATATGGGTGGTATGAAAAAAGCTCAGTTAGAAGAATCTTCAAAATGTGATGTAATTTATGGAACTTATAATTTAGTAGCAGAAGGAACAGATATTCCTACATTAAATACTTTATTAATGGCTTGTCCAAGAAAGGAAGTTGAACAAGTTGTTGGTCGTATTTTAAGAGCAAATACGGGTTTTACCCCTATAGTTATTGATATTGCCGACAATTTTTCAATATTTATAAATCAAGGAACGTATAGACAACGATTTTATAAACGACAAGAATATCACATAGATGTTTTTGACGTTGTCAAAGAAAATTATAAAGACATTAAATTGAAAGATATCAAGCAAACAGAAGGATTAAAGATACGAAAACGCAAAAAAGTTCAAGAGATTGTATTCAGTGGTTTAGCGATATGTTCTGATTCTGATGATTAAATATATCCTCCTGCGTTTTTTGATATTTATTTTGTTTATAGTGTATGTTACCTTCATAAGAATTAAAATATTTAACGTAGTAGTACTACCAATATGTCAAATTCTTTTAAATTTAGTGAAAAAAAAAGGAAAGGACACAATTCTATCACATTAGATAGAAAACATAAAGAGGTAATAAATAAATTTAACTCTTTAGAAAAATCTCTTCCTAAAAAAGAAATTAATCTTTTCACATTACAAGAAGAATATAAAACACTTTGTAAGAGTGCAAACACATCTATAACCGATGATGATATTGAAAAAAAGTTTGAATTAAAAGATAAAATTGTCGCTTTAGAGAAGGAAATTGACGAAATTAAGAATGGTACCGACAAAATCGATTATTATCTTGATACATTAGATTTGATATCGAAATATTATAATAAAGTTTCAATAAACGAAAAAAAGAAAAAGGGTAAAAAAGAAAAAAAAACTGTTAATTTTTTTAATTGTGCCAAAAAAGATAATCAAAACATGACAAAATTTGTTAATAAAACTAATAAATTTAATCGTTCTGATCTACTTGACGAATATTTATCAATTATTGATGAAAATTATTCTGGCAAATATGAATACAATGAAAATGAATCTTATTGTTATAAATGTGATTGTGAAAAAACTCTTATACATGCTGAAGCATTATATGTATGTCAAAAATGTGGTGAAGCTGCTTTTACTGTTATTGATAGTGAAAGACCTTCGTATAAAGAACCTCCTAGTGAAATTTCATATTTTGCTTACAAACGGATAAATAATTGTGAAGAGTGTGAGAACTCTAAACTTAATTATAATATTCAAAATATTATAATAATTGTCCAAAAACAGAATTGGGGTGGCAACGCACCAAACTATAGAATTTTTATTAGTTTAACTATGAATTAACATAGTTGATTGCTGTTAGTCTGTATTTAATCGTACTATTTATATTAAATAAGTGGTTAAATATAACGTGAATGACAATTCATGTGCGAATGATATATATTCAAGGCGAGATAAGTGAAAACGGTCAAAGATGTGTTTTGGTTGGCAAATCAAAATAGGTCAAGACCGTCGGTGACCAGATTTATCTGGTAATCGCTAACGACTGGGTCACTTGTCGGTGATAATATTAAATATTATTGCTTAATGTACAGTCTAGACTATCGCAAGTTTGGGTAACTCCATTTCCGAGCGATATCAATGTGATCATGTGAATTGAAAATTGAAACATGGGAAGCATTGACTTGTAAATCATTTTACAAGGAAATACAACAAACTCCGACAGCACCGTTTATTTTAACGAATGTCAAATGTTGTATTATCGAAATCATTTCAACGAGTTAAAATACGATATTTATTTATTTTTAACGATAATATTTAAAATCAATTAGAAAATAAAGAATATCAATAAAAAATTTCTGCTCGTAACAGCCAGCTACCTAAATATTACAGTATTATATTTAGGATAAATAGTGGAAAATACTGTATTCTATTGTTTTTTTTATAGAATTTCTAACTGGCTAGTCGGTATAGATGAATATACTAGATTAGTAATCTATATTCGGCAAAACACCTTGAGGTTCGGGGAAACCATAAAGCTCTAATTACTCCTTATTTATAGGAAACTATAAATAATAGGCACGTTAATAGCGTCGCTCATAGTAAAAATATTAGAGATGATTCCTAAATTAGGATGAAATTGGTAATCCGCCACCTAACTAGCTAAGGAACGTAATAGTAAGTTCTATGCTGGGGGCTCACAGACTGAACGGGTGTTGGTCACTAATGATGGTCTAACTAACCAGAAGTGGCTTAAGATACAGTCGGTCCGCTGGAGAAATCCAGATCATATACAAAGTTTTCTAAAACCTGAATATATGAAGTCGGTAATTAATATCGACTGGATAAACGGGATAAGTCAGTTCAATTTTGGGATTGAAATAGCAACACTCTATATACTAGCAGTATGGTATATAGGTAAAGGTGAAGGATACTGTTATTATTTTTACTAATACCCAAATTGCTAGTACAAATAGAAGAAAATGACAATTAGTATTCTATATTGTGCAACACATTCAAATTGCGGGAACTTCCTAAAGCTTTAACTACTAAGTCATATAGGAAACTATATGATGGACGGGGTAATGACCTTGTGTAAAGTAAAAACGTTAAAGATAATTCCTTTATATTAAAGGATGAAATGGATAATCCGCAGCCAAGTTCCTACATCTGTTTTTAACTAGGATATGGAAAAGGTTCAGAGACTAAATGTTTGTGGGTCATAGGAAATTAGTTATTTCCAATAATTGGCTTAAGATATAGTCCAGCCATTAGAGAAATCTAATCCTTTTTGGGAGACTTTTGTCAGTCGAACCTTGAAGGGGCTTTTAAAGTCGGATTTGCTGCCAAGCAAAAGAAAGTACTAATATACCTCAAGATGTCTACGACCAAATTTTGTGTGAAATAAAGAAAGAGAGAATAAAAGATATGTCAAAATTAAATCATGTAAAAATGAGACAAATCTTAAAAAGATTAAATTTAAATAAATATTATGAACATATTCATCATATTATAAATAAATTAAACGGATTACCACCGCCAGTTTTAAGTCGTGAATTAGAAGAAAGAATGAGGCTAATGTTTAAAGAAATTCAAAAACCTTTTTCTGAATGTTGTCCAAAAAATAGAAAAAATTTTTTAAGTTATTCATATGTTATACGGAAATTTTTAGAATTATTGGGAGAAGATGAATACATTCCATATTTCCCTCTTCTAAAAAGTCGTGAAAAACTTTATCAACAAGATGTTATTTGGAAAGGTATTACAAAAATGCTTAAATGGGAATTTTATCCTTCTTTGTAAGTAATTGATATTATCATAAATATATTTGTTATAATATATAATAGATACATATGATAAATATAGCAGAAACATATCAGATTATAATTTTGGTTATAGTATTATTACTTCTTGGATATTATGCATTAGTTCTTAATAAAAAAGTTGAAGGGTTTGGTTTGGTTAGTTTCTTTAAGAAAGCAGGAAATACCGTAGTATCAGGTGGAAAAGCAGTAGGAGGTGCCATAGTATCAGGTGGAAAAAAAGCAGTAGGTGCTGTAGCAGATGTTCTCCCAAGTATAGATGATGTTTTCAATCCTATTAAAGATTGGATTAATAATAATTTATTAAATAAAATAAATGAAATTAAGAATAAAATTTCAGGTTTGCCTGAAAAGGCTAAAAATAAAATATTAGAAATTTTGGAAAAACCAATTTCTTTTGTTAAAGATTTAATAGAAAAAGCAAAAGATATTTTCAAAAAAGTTTACAACACTATTAAAAATATAGTTACTACAATGGTGAATTTTATTAAAGATAAATTACAACCATTTATAGGAAATAAATTAAATTTTGTAAAAACATTTGTAATGGATAAAATTTCACCTATTTTGAATAAAACTTTAGGTTTTGTAACTGATAAATTAAAAAAAGTTTGGGAAATTGCTATTAATGCAACTGGTATCCCAGATATGTTACAAACTGGTTATTATATAACATTAGGATTTTTAGTTTGTGGAATTGCTCTTAATAGTTTTAGTATATTTAGTTATCTTGTATCTCCCGTAAAATGTCTTGAATGTTCTTGTACTTGTGATTAAAAATAAAACAAAAATTTTATATCCTATTATATTAATAATATATAGTTTAAATGAATTCATATTCCGCAATAGTTTTAGCAATTATAATACCGTTTCTTTTTTTATTTACACTTCAAAATAAAAATATAGAACATTTTAATTTTATTTCAGATATCAAAAATAAAGTAACTGGTTGGGTAAATGATAAGATAGTAAATCCCGTAAAAGATGCTTCTTCATCAATTTCTAATTTATCAGTAAATATTGGAAATAAAGTTCTTGATGGCGGAAGTAAATTTATAGGAAGTATTTCAGATGGGGTCATGGAAGTAAAAGATAAATTTTTAAATATTTTTAATGGATTAAAAGATAAATTAGTTAATTTTATTAAACGTTTAAAAAATGGTTTATCATCATTTATGGGTAGTAGATTGGAATCAGTAAAAAAATTTATAGAAGATAGAGTAAATAATATTGTTAATATAAAAGATTATATTTACGATAAAATTAAAGAAATATGGGAGGGAGTTGAAAAAAGAATTATGCAATCATTTCAATATATATTTTATGGACTTTTAGCATTGAATGCTATATCATTATTTGGATGTATATTTAATTTAATTAAATATTTTTTTCCTAGAGGGTGTCCAACTTGTTCTTGTCAAAGTTGTTAATTTGATTTTGTAAAAATTCTATTTGATTTTGTAAATTTTCAAATCTACTATTATTATGATCAAAACGTTCATTTATACCATCTAGTCTTTCTCTTAATAATTCTGTAAAATTATTATAGTTTATTATATGTATATCTATTTTACGATTTGTACTTTCTAATGGATATATTAATTTAACACTTTCACTGATTACATTTAAAAATATTCCAAATATAACTGAAAGAATAAGAATAATACAATTATAAATAATATTTAAATTTAATCCTTGTATTTTTTGCAAATTATTATTAAATATTTGTATATTTTGTAATAAATTATCTTCATTTATCATTTCATGTTGTGATTGATTAAAATGAGTAAATTTAAATTTATTAAAATAAATTTCATCATTATTTTCTAGAATTATTGTTTTTGGAATATTTGGGAAAACCGGCATTTTAAGATCAAATTTTTCAAGTAAATAATTAAATACTAATTGTTTTGGTACAATATTTTCAAAAATCATATAATTAATAATAAAAAAAATTGTGATTGTAAATATAAAAATTTTAATACATCCAATCATTTTTAATATAATTTTTTTTATTATTAAATGTTTAATATATTTTTAAATTTAGACAGTTGGCAATTTAGGGGGGCAAGATGGACAAGAACATTTTGGACAATCTACTGGCATTAAATATGAAAATATTGGGACAATTACTTGTCCTAAGATAGTAATAAATACTAATAATGCTCCAGCTATCATTATATTTTGCAATGGTCCTTCAAATTTTTTAACAAGTGGATCAAAAAGACCACTTAATTTATCAACTATTGTTTCTTTGATATTTACAATTTTATTTAATGCTCCTCCAATTTTACTTTTCATATTACTTATGAGATTTTCAAAAAATTCTTTTATTGGACCAAGGATTGAGTCTAATCCTGGTATTCCAAATGCGGAATCGCTATCATCAGTTTTTGTTTTTTGTGATGCTGGCGGTTTCCATGCTTTTTGATTTGTTGATGCTGCTTTTGTAACATTTGATGTTACTCTTTTTGCTCTTTCTGCTATTTTCTTTGTAAGTGCACCAATAAATCCAAATTCTTCTATAACTTTATTATCTAAAGATTGTAATGTCATAACTCTTATTATAAGTTATAATAATAAAATAATTTAACAATTATATAACAATTACAATTTATATTTAATTTAAATGAATAGTTCATTATCAGGAGTCGTCGGATTTTTATTAATTATTGGTACTATTATTTCATATGGAATTCAATTTCATAAAATAATAGTAAATAAATCGATAGATGGAATTAATATTTCCAGTTTAGTAATGGGAGTAATAAGTTCAATATTAACAATGTATGCCTCAATTTTATTAAATTTAGATGAATTGAGTTCTTTTACAATTGGATTGGATGTATCTCAATTAATTGTTGTTTGTATTTGTTGGTTGTCTTATTTATTAATATATATGTATCATACAAAAAAGCCTAATTCTAATAGATTATTGGAATTTGCTTATTTTAGTGACATGGATGTTCAAGATTATAAATATACATTTATATTATTTTGTTTATCTTGGATAGTATTTATTTGTTTTGGAACAGTATCAATTATTATACCGCAATCTACTATATTTATTGATATAATGTTTTCTACATCTGCCGTAATGAGTGTGTTACAATGGATACCGCAAGTAATAGAATCTTATACAACAACAATAGTAACTAGTTCGTTATCACTAATAACATTAAGTATTAATACAAGTGGTTGTATATTAACCGTAATATATCAAAGTGTTATAAATGGTGAAAAAGTAGTATTAATGATTCCATATATTGTTGGTGCTATTTTACAAATATCTATTATGGTTATTTTAAAATTTAAGAAACCTCGTGCGATATTTGATGATTATAATGATTTAGGAAGATTTGATAATTACGAAGATAGTCGCGAAGATGTTCCAGCAGCAGTTTTATAAGTAAATAAAAATTGAAATATATTAATTATTATTAAAACATAATTATGGAGTTTTGTAAAAATTGTAATAATTATTTATATATTAAGGAGGATACCGAACAAAGAAAAATCTTTAGTTATTGTAAATTATGTAATTATCAAAAAGAAACTATTGATACTTGTATCTTTAAAAAAAAATATAAAAAAAGTGATAGTCATCCTCATATAAATCATCAATATATGAATGAAGATCCAACATATCCACGAATGAATACTAAATGTTCAAAATGTAAAACAGAGGGAAGTAATGCATATTATCAATGTAAAAATTTGAGTATTGTAATTGTATGTGCTAATTGTCATCATAATTGGAAGTTTGTTGGAACTAAGACGCGTTCTACTAATGAATCTCCTGTATTAAATAATAATGGTGATACACATTAAATCTTAAAATAGAAAGTTTTTAATATGTAGAAAAAACATTGTTATATAATAACGTTCTAATAATGGAAAGTTATGATTATGCATTTAAATTTATTCTTGTCGGTGAATCTGGTGTTGGTAAAACATCATTAATTGAAAGATATATAAATAAATATTTTATATGTATAAGTGACGTTACAATTGGAGTTGAATATAAATATAAGATAATAAATATAGATAATAAAAAAATAAGAATTGAAATATGGGATACAGCTGGTCAAGAACGTTTTCGGTCAATAACCAGATCTTATTATCGAGATGCTATAAGTGCTTTTCTTATTTATGATATTACACAGAGAATGTCTTTTATTCGCATACCTAGATGGATTGGTACTTTAAATCAAAATGCGCCTAATAATTTATTATTTAAAGTTCTTATTGGAAATAAGATTGATAATGATTATATGCGTCAAGTATCTAAAAAAGAAGGAAAAAAAATGGCTAACTTATATAATATACCTTTTTATGAAGTAAGTGCTAAATCAGATAACAAAATTGCTGATATATTTACAGATATTGCAAAATTGATTAAAAGGGAATATGATAAGGGAAATATTATTCAAGGAACAAAAGGTTTTAAAGTTTCTGAAAAATATTTTAAAGAGACAAAAAAAGAATCGAAATGTTGTTAAAGGAAAATTAAAATTTAATATATTTTTAAAATTGTATATAATGGAAGTAACAATTTTAAAAAAATATTCCACATCATATATTCATAAATTAAATTATCTTAATAAACGGTATATTATAATTCGTGATTTACTTGAAAGAGATAAAAATATGCCAGATGAGTCTGTCACTTTTTATACAGTATTAATCATGTCTAATTTACTATATCGAGATAATGTTTATTCATTATTATATAAATTAATACCGTGTTATGACATATGTGAATTAATATTTAAATTTACAGGTCATTTGAGCATATCGGATAATATTAGATATAATGTTCGTCCGCCAATTTAGTATATAAATTTGTATTATATCTTTTCCATTTTTTAGATTTTGTTAAAAAAATAAATGGCAACCATTTTACAACACCTTCTTCTTCTGTATAAATTTCACCAGACCATTTTAATACTAAATATGTAATTACATTATATTCTTCTTCAATTTCTTCTTGAAATTTGATTAAATCTTTTTCTAAAATATTTAATCCTGTTTCTTCTTTTAGTTCTCTTATTGCTGCTTGTTTATGTGTTTCGTTTGGTTCAACTTTTCCACCAGGTAAATTAGCATCAGTTTTATCATCTTTTAATGAAACTGATAGAAATTTTTTATTAAGTTTATCTATTAACAATGTACAAGAAGCTTTCTTCATTTATTAATATTTATTATATTATAATTTTTAATATTTTTTTAATAAGTTTTGATCAAAAATATATAAACCTGCTCCTTGACCACATACTTTCAATTGTGTAGATAATATATTCAATTGTCTAATTAAATCAAGTTGTAAATTTATCATTGAAGTTTGTAAAAAATTACTTAAATTGTGATTATTAAGTTTAGTTGAATAATTATGTAATTTTTGTAATGAATTATTTATAGATGTTTCAAAATCAATCGTATTTTTTAAAGCACTATGTGCAGACCATGAATTTGTATTTATTGTATCAATTTTTGTAAATTTAATTTTTTTATTATGTTTTTGTTGATAATTAATTAATGTAAGAGCTAAAGATTTTTTAGCATCAGATAAATTTTGAAATAATTTAGATAATCCCATCATTGATATTTCATTTTGTGAAAAATAACTGGACATTACTAAATATGCGTATGAACCATATAAAAACATATTAATTTGTTCATTTATTAAATTATTACATTCTCGTTCGCAAATACTATTAGAATTATTATTAGAATAATAACTATTAGAAGTACAATTTTTCATAGTGACATCATTTTTTGTTTTTTTTTTTTGATTTTGATTTAAATAATTTGTATTTGACCAAAAACTATTCATTATGAGTGTTTTATATGTTATAAAAAATATAATTTATGTATTACTTACGCATTAAGATATATATATAAATTTATTCTATATATAAAAAAAATTTGAGATATGAAAATTGTTGGAATTATTAAAAGATATGTAATATAACATATATATATTAAAAATTTACGTAGAAAAATTATCATGAATGCTTCTAAATTAAGAAAAAATAATGCTATAAGACTAAAAAGTGTTGTAGTACAAATAAAAAACAAAAATGGTTTATGTATAAGTAGTATAAATCTTATATAAAATATTATTATCTTCCAACAAGATTTTTTTATTGAATTTTTGTACTTATCATATTTATTATCAAAAATAGCTTCTCTACATGTTGGACATGTTTTTTTCCTTTTCATCCAAGTTTTTATACAACGATTGTGATAATAATATTTACATTTACATTTTGTAAAAAATTTTTCATATAATAAGGTTTTAGAACTTTTTGTTTTTATATTTTTTAAACATATTGTACATTTTTCTTCCATTATTGATAAAATATATAAAATATATACATTGTTTTTGTTATTTATCTCTATTTATTTTTTTGTAATGGTTTATTAAGAACGCATTTATAATTAAATTTAATTATAAATGCATTTATTATTAGTTACTGGAGATTTAGGCTAGAACTCTAGAATTTATTTTTCTTTTTATTATTTTTTTTACGATTTTTTCGTTGTTTATTTTTATTTCTTTTTCTTTTTTTTTTCTTTTTATTAATTTTTTCCGGATATACGTCTTCACTAGAAGTTGAATCCCTTTTTTCTAATAATGATGGCGAAGATATACTATTATCCGCAGATATAGCACTATCAGGTACTATAGCATCTGATGGAGAAGTTATTTTATCAATTTGATTATCTAAACCCACTTTATTTTCAGAATTTTTTATACTATTATTTTCAATAGCCTCTACGGCGTGAATTTCAGTAGTATTATCGACATTAGTTATTGTATCTATATAATTATTATTAATAATATAAAAATCTTCTGTTTTTTTTGTAAAGTGTTCAACAATATCGCCATCATTATCTAAAATTTCGTTAGATTCAACGGAGATAGAGTCTTTTGTTTCGTCAATATTTGAAATTGTCTCGTCATTTGAGTGGGTTTGAGGATTGTATATAAACGATATAAACCAAGAAAGCATTGATAACATTCTACGTTATATTTAGATTTTTAATTAACAAAAGTATTTATGAAATATATGATGGAGTTGTATTATTTTGGAAAGTTGTATTATTTTGCGAAGTTGTATTATTTTGAAAATCAGATGTTGAACACCAATGCATTTCTGCTAAATGTATTAAATAAATTGGACGCAAATTAAAAATATCAGAAATAAAACCAGTAATCTGTTGTTTATTATTATTAATTGTTGAATAAATATTTATTTCTAGATTATACATTTCAGAAATTATTTTTAATATATATTCTGCTGGCATTTTTTCCCAATTTCCGTCACCTCCTATATATTTTATAAAATTATCCCAATTTTTTCCGAAACTATCATCCATATCTTGAAATAATTCTTTATAAGTCTTATTTAAGTATTCGATGAAAATATTTTCTCTTTGTTTTAAATACCAAACAACTGATTTTCGTAATCTAAAATAGTCAATACTTGGTAAATGATTTGCTATTGCATGAAACATACAATTACCATCTCTTGGAACATTTACAATTAATAAACCTTTTTCACGTAATTCGTCAATTATTCTGGGGGGAATTAAATCTTCATCCTCAATTAAAGACAAGCCAAGTATAACATCATTAATTATATCATCATCATCATTTGTGTTTGTGTTTGTGTTTGTGTTTGTGTTTGTGTTTGGATTAATATTTTCTTTTTCATCATCATCTACCATTACATAATTTATATCTGGTTGTGAGATATTATTGAAATTATTTAATCTTGGGCACATTCTCTATTATATTAAAATATTTTCATATCCTTATAAAAATAAATACTATAATTAAATTTTAATAGAAGATGATGGACAGGTATGCTGTTCTTGCCTATTATATCAACAAGAGCATTTAACTAATTTTGTTTATTAGTCATTTTATGAATACTAAACAAATTTATTATATTTTATAAAAAATAATCACTTTTACATTAAAATTATGGTTTCAATGCATATAATTCATCAATTTCACCTTGAGTTAATACATCATTATAAACTCTTAAATCATCAATTGAGCCAGCATAATAATTACTATATACTGCATTAACATATGATACAGCGATTGTTGTTTGGGTTACTGCTAAATTAGTATTTCCGGGACCATTAACTGTAGAAGCAGATACATCAACTTTATCTACATAGATTTTCCAGACAGATGATATTCCTGCGATAGTGCACACAATATGATGCCAGCTATCGTCATTTACAGTACCTGAACTTAAAAGAGATGTTTCAGCTCCTCCATTCTTTTCAAAAAGTTGAACTTTTCCTGCACTTAATTTAACTGCTCTTTCGACATTATTGGAACCACCGCCACCAAAACTAAATATTGTTCCAGCAGTATCAGTTGTTTTTATCCAAAAAGCAAATGACATTTTAGTAGTTGGCATATTAGTAACACTTCCAAGGGTATATTGGTTTGTTCCATTAAATACTAAACAACGGTCTCCGACAGCAGAAGTTGTTGATTTAGTTGCTGGAGCACTTGCTGGTTTATTTACACTGTGGACATTATCTTTCCAATCTCCAATAACAGTTCCGGCTGTTTCTTCAAAGTCGTGCCATAAAACTAATTTTGAATATGCTCCTCCAGCAGTTGCTGATTCTAATTGTAAAGAAGCACAGGATTCGCCACGATATATTGTATCAGAACCTTCGCCATCAAAACGAACATTAATACTATCAAAATTTTTATTTGGCCATGATCCAAATCTGCGTTGATAATAATTTACAGGATCATAATAACTAACGGATTGAATTGCTCCAACTTTTTTAATTTTTTTATCGTAAACTCTAACGCCAACTGTCATGCTTGATTGATATGTGTAAGTATAAGACATTTTTATTGTATATATTTATTATAGATATAATAAAAAAAGTTACGGAAACTCTTTTTATTATATATATAATTCAGTGTATAATAATGAATATATAAGTTGTTTTATAAAATTATGGAGCTAATGCATATAGTTCTGCGATTTGTGCATTAGATAATGACGATGTATATAATCTGACATCATCAATTTGGACGTCTTTTGCCCACCAATTCCATTCTGAATTTTTCCAAACAGAAGTTCCTAAGATAAAACTATTCCAAAGAGGCCATGCAAAACCACCAGTATTACTAAGTGTAGTTGTTTCTTTTAAAATATTGTCAACATAAATTTTTAGTAAATCGTTGGTAGTATTTCCTGTTTTTATGCATACTACGTGATGCCAATTATTATCATTATAATTTGTTCCTGAAGTAGTAACTGAATCAGGTGTTGTATCATCATTCCTACACCTAAAACTTAGATTATTATTTGGTCTTATATCAAGCCACCACCATCGATTGGCTGTATTAGTTCCATCAGCATTAAATGACCAAATTATAGAATTATGAGAAACATTATTTGCCTTAAACCATACTGATACAGAAAAAGGATCAGTTGAAGTGATACCAGCAACTCCCATTTTAGCATATCCTTGTGATGCTGTTGTTGTGGGACCAATATTTGGATTACTAAATTTAATACTACTAGAACCACTATCAGCACCTTCTGATGGGAATGTAATAAATGAAGATGCGTTATAAAGTGTAGCGGGATTAGCAGATTTTTCATCAGCGAGAGTAGTTCCACTTGTTTCTTCAATACGCCACCAAGAGTTAATATTGGAATAAGCGGAAGTTTGAGTTCCACTGAAAGGTTTCATTCCATATAATTCATCAATTTCACCTTGAGTTAATACATTATTATAAACTCTTAAATCATCGATATCAGCAGTTAAGTAATTACTAAGGGCGTTATTAGTATAAGTTACACCAACAGTTGTTTTTTGAATTGGTAAATTAGTATTATTTGGACCATTTACAACACTTGCGGAAACATCAGTAGTATTTACGTATATTTTCCAGATTGATGCGATTCCCCCAATTGTACAAACAACATGTGTCCATGCGGCATTATTTACAGTATTCGTACTTAAAAGAGTTGATGTCTTTGATGCTCCATCAGTTTCATATAAATTGATTTTACCAGAACTTAATTTTACAGCTCTTTCTACAGGATGTGTAGTATGTCCACCAAAACTAAGAATAGTTGAATTAGTATCGCTTGTTTTAATCCAAAATGAGATTGACATTTTATCGCTTGGTATATTTGTAACACCACCAATAAGATATTGGTCTGTACCATTAAAATTTAAACAACCAGTACCAATAACACCGGTTTGTAATTTAGTTGGAGCACCACCAGAGGGTTTTCCTTCACCAAATACATTAAACATCCAATCACCAATAGTAGTTCCAGCTGTTTCTTCAAAACGATACCAAAGAACTAATTTATCATATGCTCCTCCTGCTGATGCGGATTCAAGTAATAAATAATTACATGATTCTCCAAAATATACAGTGTCTGAACCTTCTCCATCAAAACGAACAGTTATTTTATCAGTATTTACATTGGGCAATGAACCATATAATCTTTGATAATAAGTTACAGGGTCATAATATTCTACAGATTGAATTGCTCCTACTTTTTTTAATTTTTGATCAAAAACTCTAGAACCAGATAATAAAGTGGTTTGGTAAGAATAGGTAAATGACATTCTTATATTTTTATATATACTATATATACATAAATATAACAACAGAGTAAATATTTTAAAATTTATTTTTGCCATGAAATTTCATTGATAAGAAGTGAAGATAATAAACCAGATAAAATAGCATTTATTTTATTGTCAAATCTACATAATAGTAAGCAAAGTAAACTAAAATTTCTAAGTAAACTACCTAATTTAAAATCGCCATTATAAATTAGTGGAACAAAAACGACTAATGCGAACATTATTAAAGCAAATATTATGTAATATAATACAATACCAGATTCATATGCATGTACGGTACCATAAATAAGGACTATTAAAATTAGAAGACTTATGATAGTTAATCCTACGATTGGTCCCCAATTTTTTTTAAATTCATTTAATGAATTTGCTTTCTTTTCTCCTTTTATTACAGATACGATTCCATCTGTTAATTTTTCTACTTCAGCTAATGATTTAAATTTTTGAAAAGCAAATGTTCCACCATAAAACATTAAAATAAATAATAATAAATTGGTTCCCTTATTAATAGAAAATGTATTGGTACAATTTCCAAAAATAAAAATAAAAACACAATGTAAAAGTATTAGTTTAATATCTTTTCCTATAATTTTATTTTGAAAGGATTTTCTTTCATCCGCCGAAGTAATATATGGATAAACTACTAATTTTTGAAGTATATATCCAGAACAAAAAACTATTATAAATATAATAATATTTATCAATTGTAATTTGAATGGATATTCTTCTATAAAAATATTTTTAAGAGCATCATCTGTTGAATCTTCTTTTATTAGATCTATAAAATCTACTAAATAATCTCTACTATACATTCTAATTATATAATTTAGACATAGAAAAAAATTAAATTTCTAGTGTATTGTTATTAACTTGTGGAATTATTGTTTCTTCATTATTATTTTGTTTACACTCATCATTAATTTGTAATATAGATAGTCCTAGAGATAATACACTATTATCTTGCGTATTATCTTCTTTTATTAAAGATAAATTTTTATTATCAATATTGTCTGTATTATTATTCATAAGTTCTTCAGAACAATTATAATTATAATCAAAATTTATTTGTGATTTTTTTATTTTATCTTGATGACTATCTGAAATATTTTCGGAAGGAATCATATTAGCAAATGAACACATATACCCAACATTATTATTATGTGAAGTATAATTTATAAAAAAATTAATAATTTTGTTAGTATCTTTTCTTAAGTTAAAATATAATATATATGGAGTTATAATAAAACTAAATATTTCTTCTAGTAAAGAAAAAAATTTGATTTGAAAAAATTTAGAAAATTCTTGATAAGTATCGGTATGATATTCTTTATCTATCCAATTTTCTGGATAATAATGTGTATAAAGTGAAACCCTTTTTAATAAAACATCCGGTTTATATACCTTATCATCACCGGTTCTAATAAATTTACACAAACCAATTATTCCACCTAAAATACCTATATACCACAGAACACTTTTACCAGAAGTAACTTCATTAAAAAGAATATCTTCATCTTGAATACTTATTATTGTTAAAAATATTATGAAAGAACTAGCGATAAATAGTATAAATTGTTTTATCATAATACTAATTTTATTAGAAAAATGTGATATATATTTATTTGCATCATCATAACTCATATTCAATCGTTGCTCAAAAATATGTGGTAATTCATTATATTCGCGAAATTTCCATCTAGAATAATGTGAATATTGTCTTAAACCTAATAAATGAGGGTCTCTTCGATATTCTTCAGCATATTTGAAAAAAAAATATGTTAATTGAAATAATAAAATGAATGGGAGACAAGTTAAATTTATAATTGTCATTGTTAAAAATCTTTTTCTTAATTCATCTTGTAATTTATTTAAAGTTTCTGCGGAAAATGTTGAATTTGATGATTGTAGAAATTGTTTTTTTATTTGCGATTCGCTATCAAAAACAAAATTTGATATACATTTATGTATATTCCATTCTAAATATTTAGACAAAAATGAATATTTTCCATAAAAAGGAATATAAATATTTAAATCAAGAATATTTAAATCAATCATTGCAATAAAATAATTATTTTTACGCATAATACGATTGATTATATCAAGTTTATTTATTTTTGTAAATAATTTATTATCACTTATTTCAACAAGTTTATCAATTATAGTAGTCCATTTAGTAAATTTGATTTGAGAATCATCTATATTTAAATTGTTAGCATACCAATCTTTTACTTTTATTGTTCTTTTCATTTTGTTAATTAATCCAGATAACTTATAAATAAATATAAATGAAGTCATAATAATACAAATTATAGTAAAAAACGAAGCATTTTTTATGTTTGAAATTTGTATCGCTTTTCTTAAACTATGTTCGCTATATAAAGTATTGTAATCTATACATTCAAATAAAAATACTGAATATAATATTAGAAATAATAGTCCAAATATATTTAAAAGATTATCTATCAAAATACATAAAAATCCTTGTCCAAAATAATAATTATATATTTCAATCAAGAAATTATCATTTATTAAAATCGCATTATCAATAAACATTGATACATCTGGTGGTGTTGGAGGTCTATCATTATCGGTTAATAAATGTGTATGACTATTTTCTAGCATAATGGTTTGTATTTAAAATAAATTATGAACATAATTCTTAATTGAGTTATTGTTTATTTTATTTAACTAACAAAATTATCTATATATAAGTTTATATAGATAATGGATATGTTTAAACAATTAGACAAAATTTTTAAAGAATTAGATAAAAGCAAACTTTTTTTATCAGTAATTTATCTTTTATATATTATTGGTGGTAAATATATTGAAGAACAAATCGGTGAGGGTTTAAAAGATGTTCTTAAACTTCCGTGGATGAAAGGAGTTTTGATATTTTGTGCATCATTTATTATTACTAAAAATTGCAAAATATCAGTTGGTGTTGCTGGAGTAGGATTTTTAATATTTAGATATCTTCTTCAGGAAGACAGTCGTTATTGTATTGTAAAAAAAAAAATATAATTTCATAAATGTTTATTTAATACTAAATATGTATGAAATTGTTATAAAATATACTATATAAAAGTTTATTTAAATTATTTATAATTCTTCATCATCATCATCATAAAGTTCTTCATCATCATCATCATAAAGTTCTTCATCATCATCATCAAAAGCTTCAATATCATCAACATCACCCATATCTGGTTCTTCATCTTCTTCTTCAAAATCTTCATCATCAAGAGATTCAAATGCTTCTTTTACTTCGGCATCAGCCCAGAGTCCATTAAGAACCATAAATACAACAGCACATACTAATGCTACTTGGACGTTCTTTTCAGCAATATAAGCTAATAAAAATACGTATAACATTCTGAAAATATCATTGGCAAGTAATTGTTTAACAAAGTTTGGTAAAGCAGGTCTTGCAAGACCGCCATATAGTACTAAGAATAAGGAAACCATTGTTCCTATATATTTGTTTTCTAATTGAGCAAGTAAATCGTTAAAAATTTTTGGTAAAGTCATTTGATTTTATATACTATATATAAAAGAAAAAATAATTTTTATAAAACTATATATTTAATTGTATTTATAATAAATTAACGTTATTATTATTATTATTTGAATTATTATTATTATTATTATTAAAATTTGGTTTTCCTTTTCCGGTTTCATTTCGACAAATTGGGCATTTATAACTATGTTTATTTAACCAAATATTAATACATTCTGTGTGAAATCCATGACCACAAGGCAATATAGTTAGCATTTCATCATTTTCATAAGGTCCCAAACAAATCGTACATTTTGTATGAATTCCCCTTTCTTTACATTCATTATTGTATTTTATTTTTTGTAAATTATTAAGTTGTTTTTCTTCCAAAACAACTGGAATATCTTCCATAGATCTTTCACTCTGATTTATTATACCAGACATCATATTTCTGAAATTTCTCATAGATGGATCTTGAAGTATTGGGGAATCAAGTAATCCAAAGAAATGATTTGAAGCACTTGAAGCACGGGGAGCATGTGGAACACGGGGAGCACGGGGAGGAAGTGGGAGATGTGAATGTATATGTGTATGATGTAAAGTACTAGAATCTGATAAACTATTATCCAAAGTAATAGATATTGGAGAACGACGATTAATACGTATTCTTCCATCCCGTGCTTCAAGATGATCTGTACTATTACTATTACTATTACTATTACTATTACTATTACTAGACTGACTTAATCGTGTAATAATTGGATTTGTATATGTAGAACTAAATACAGTAGATGGTGCTCGTGATGATAACATATATTCTTGTTGTTGTAATTGTAAGGCATATTGAAAATCTTCGTCATACTCATTGTCTTTACTTTCTTCATTATTTATATCATTTTCCTCATTATCATTTAATATTCTATCAACTCTATTTCGCGTTCTTACATAATGATTATTTCGTATTTGTCTTCCTAAATTACCTGTTTGAATATATTCCATATAATTACTTTCTAACATAGGAATATTGTTTTCAACTATATTTTCTTCATTATTTTCTTCATTATTTTCTTCATTTTTTTCTTCTTCTATATTATCTTCATTCATTGGAGAATTGTCTATATCATTAACTACTCTATTTACCACATTAAGTAATGATGAAATAGCTGAATTATTTGAATTATTTGAATTATTATTTCTGTTAAGAAAATCTTGATTTTCTATTAATTCTTGACTTAAACTATTAATTAAATCATTTAAAGGATTTGCTTGTGGAATATTATTATTAGGTAATGCTGCTGAATTATTATCTAACATATTTCGTATCATATTTAACATTTCTACACTCCTATTTACATATATATCATCTCTATCATTTTGTACTTCTTCATTGTTAGTATTAGACATTGTATTTGAATTATTATTATTATTATTATTTCTATTTTCTATATCATTTGATGTCAATTCGTTATCAATATTTATATCATTCACGTCATTTATATCAATATCATTTACGTTATCTTCTATATTTATATTATTATTTACTTCATTTCGCTCCTCACTAGAATTATAATCTGGATTATTGTTTTCCATTTTATACTTTTAATATAGATATATATTTATAATAAATAACTTTTATATATACTTTTACTATATAACTTATATTGAAATAATTCATTATTTACAAATAATATAATAATTACATTCAAATTTTTTCGTTTCATTCCCCCTTATATACAATTATAATCATTTTATATTGTAATATAAATTATGTCAGAAACCGATAATAATGCTCAATTACTAGTTGGACCAAATTCAAGTTCAAGTTTAATAAGAAAGAATAGTAGTTTTTTAAGTAAAAAAATTACTTTAAGTGGAGATAATGATGGAGTTGGTTTACTATTAACAAATACAAGTGATACTTCTATAAAAAGTTTAGGAGGTGCTGATTTAGATGGTAAAATTGTCTGTCAATCAATTGAAGATGTTACAACATGTCAAGATGGTAGTAATACTACTACCCATGCATCTGTAGAATTACGCGGTGGATTACATGTAGCAAAGACATTAAATGTTTCAAAAAATTTATGTGTTGAAGGAACTATTTTAAACAGAGATATGGCAACTAAAAATAATTTAGTTTCTAGTGCTGAATACATATCATTAGATGCATTATATGCTAAAAAACTTTATTGTATTAATATTAATGGTTTTTCTAGTAATCCTCCAGAAGATGTTACACAAACAACTCTTAGTGGTAATGGTATTTTAGATATAGTAATTGTCAAAAATGTATATTGTCCTAATTTAAATGTATTAGAAGATCAAACTGTTGATGTAGGAATTTGTGGTGATTTAGATATTGATACTGTATTACATTATTATTTAGGTCCAAATTATACAGGAGAATATATATTAATAGACAATTTATATGTCGATATGATATATTGTCCACAAATATATACTGTTAGAGGAAGACCATTTGAAGCTGGTTTTGGAGGATTTGGTAATGCATCCGCAGGAACAAATCTTGGAACTTCCGCATATATTGGAGGAATACAATCATTTGATTCATGGAAATTTGATTTAGATAGTGAAACAAAAAGACTAAAATTACAACAATTTAATGGAGAACTTGATACTTATATAGATCCATTGAGTGAGCATAGAATATGGATATCTTATAGAGATTTTGATTTTCTAAATGGAAATTGGTCTGTAGTACGAGAAGAAGGAAATAATAATGCTATAAGTTATTTCTTACAAAAAACACCTTCTAATGAAATATCATATATTGTTTCAGATATTACTATGAATATTAAAGGAGAATTAACAAAAGGATTTTTCTTAAAAAATATATACATCTCATATGAAATTAGTGATCAAGAAATTGAAGCAATTGATGTAAATGTATCAAAAAAAGTATTCGATAGAGAAAATCCAAATGGAAGTAGCAGTTCCACTTACATTCCCTCTTCAAGTGATAATTTATCTGGAGGAACTCAAATTGGTAGTCATTATCGCTATGTTTCTTTTAGTCAAACAAATTATGCTAATTATCATCAAATTTTTACTCTTGAACTAGCATGTAATACTAAGACTAATAGTGTATTTAAATTTCATGGTTGTTTTATTGAATATGATAAAGATGAACAAATTATTTAAATTGAGATTCTGTTGAACCATGTTCTAAAGATTTAGTAACACATCCAACTATTGATAATACCTCATCTAATACTTCAGCACCACTCCATTTTTGATGTGTTAAAAGTTCCATTCCATCATTTCTTTCTTGTCTTTGAATATCCCTTACATATGCTAACATACCTTCTTTACTATATGCTTCGGCAAATCTTCTAGTCGCTAAACCATTTAAATGGAAACCAGCTAATGTAATAAATTGCCAACAATATCCATATGTTGCTAAAGTTTTAATAAATTCGCTAAACTCTTTATCATTCATTTGGGTATTATCCCAATTAAACGATGGAGATAAATTATATGATAAAAATACGTTAGGATGTTGTGCCAAAATTTGTTCTGATAACCATTTTGCCTTTTCAAGTGTTGGAGTACTAGTCTCACACCAAAGCATATCACAATAAGGAGAATAAGCGATTAAACGAGAAGCAGCAAATTCAAATCCTCCACGAATTTTATAAAATCCTTCTGGACTTCTTGATAAATCCCAATTCCAATCACATGTCTTATTTGTTTCTTTTTCTAATAGTTGTTGATTTTCAATGCTCCAAAAATTATATTTATTTAATGTTTCTTCACTTGGTGTTGTTAATAACATACAAGCAGCTTCATTGAATGTACATTCTACAATTTGATTATTTATTGTCATTTTACCCATAATAAATGGTTTATCTCTATTATCAAAATTACTGTTAATATATTGAGCACTTACAGCATCACTACGGGCAACTAAAATTAATTCACTTCCCATAATATCCGCTTGAAGACGACAAGCTTTAAGTCTTTTAATATGTTCGCTCGTTGATACAAGAACTTTTCCTCCCATATGACCACATTTTTTTGTTCCTGGACATTGATCTTCAATATGAATACCAGCAGCCCCTTTCTCAATAAACATTTTTGTTAATTTCATAATTGCTGTTGTACCACCATGTCCAGTATCCGCATCAGCAATAATAGGTCTATAATAGTCAATATTTGTGTCTGAACCATTGTATCTTTGTAATCTTTGTTTTTTATCATGAAATTGTTGAGCTTTGAAAATCTGATCTACTTTATTTGGAAGAGTATCCATTGGATAATCAGCTAAATCTGGACCAGGCTCATTATTTGTTGAAGCAGTTGAAGCAGATTGCCAACCACTTATATAAATTGTTTCTAAATATGGACACATATGAACTACCTGAACAGGATCTAAACAACCAAATGTAGAAGTACAAGTTCCATCTGCTTTATGCTTTGTTAATAAATTAAATAACTTTTTTGACATTACATTACTTACATATTGTGTTTGATAAGTTGAACGTAATTTCCAAACATCAATTGCCTTATAATCTCTATTATATCTACTAAATCGAGAACTATTCATCCATTGTTGAATAGACGAAATTTCATCTATTTCAGTTTTAGTTAATTCAATACTCATTATTTATATAATATAAATGATGAGTGTTGTTAAATACTTATTATATTGATATACTAATTTTTATATAAAATGCCTAATTTTGAAAAGCATCTATAATATTTTTATGTTTAGGATTACTGAAAAGAATTTTACGATTAGCATTCATTGCTTCATCTTTAATAATATTATTAAAAATACTATTACATGATTTTCCAGATAATCTTTGAATTATAAAAAATAAACTATAAATACCACATTCTGAACCACTAAATTGATGTTGTTTTTTATTTATTATTGTAACTGGAGATAAAACTTTAATATCTTTACATTGTTCTACTAATTTATTAATTAAATCAGTTATTTGTTGAGGTGGTTTGTCACCAGTTGAATCAAAAAAACATATAGTTTTGTCATTTAAATCAATAAACATCGAAATCCAATGCTCTCCGGGCATATCATGAGGATCTGTATTAAAAACAATTCCAATTCTTTTCTTTTCTTTTACTAAAGTTTTTAAATTTATTTGCCCAACTTCTGTTAAAATTTCATCAAAATCTATAGGAACTGGACCTAAAAATATAAAATCTGGATATTTTTCTTCATATTGATCCATAACATCAGCAATATCAATTGAACTTAACCAATCGTATTTCCCTTTTGGTGATGGGGGTTTAAAAAATTTTCTTATCAAAGTTTTTATCTCTTCACTACCTTGCCATCTATCATCATTTAAAATGCAAAAATCAATTGTATCATAATCTTTACAGAATTTATTACTTAAATCTTTTACTAAATCTTTTTTATTTTGAGTAAGTTTTATTTTTCCTATATTTGAATTTGTCTTAGTATTATATGCTCGGATTATTTTTCTTAATGCATCTGTAGTAAAACAAGAACTTTCATAAGCATTTGTTGGGGAACACATTTTTTTATTTTCAATAATAGGGTTAGTATTTCCCCCCTTTTGTTTATTTTTATTGATTCTTTTTCTTCTTTTAATAGGTTTACTTTTCTTTGTCTTATTTGTTTTCTTTATTTTAGGCATAATTAACTATTATATTATAATAGATATTTTAATACAATATAAATAATCTGTTTTTAAAATTGAGTTATATTATTTTTTAATATTAAATTAATATAAAAATTAAAATAATAAGTATAATTATTAAAATATACAATGCGAGTTATTAAAAGAAATGGAAAATTTGAGGATGTATCCTTCGATAAGGTAATCAGACGAATTCGTAATATCGCTGCTAATTGTGGTGGTCTAAATGGTGTAGAATTAGATGAAATTGCTCAAAAAATTTGTAGTCATATTTTTGATGGTGTAAAAACTTCTGAATTAGATGAACTTACGGGAAGACTTGCGGCATCAATGATAACTCATCATCCTGACTATGGCGTGTTAGCTTCACGTATTGTTATTTCAAATCATCAGAAAAATACCTTAAATACATTTTCTGATAAAATGATGTTATTATATCACAATACAGAATGTTTATCCAATGAATTTTATACTAATTTAAAAAAATATAAAAATCAAATTGATAAACATATTGATTATGATAGAGATTTCTCATATGATTATTTTGCTTTTAAAACTTTAGAAAAAGCTTATCTACTTAAAATTAAAAGTAAAATTATTGAAAGACCACAAGATATGCTTATGCGTGTATCTCTTTTCCTTCATGGTAATACCGGAATTGATAAAGTACTACGATGTTATAATTTTCTATCTAACAAATATTTTATTCATGCTACCCCTACTTTATTTCATGCTGGTTCTCCTAAATCTCAATTACTTTCTTGCTTTTTAATTGGAACCGAAGATAGTATTAAAGGTATTTATAAAACAATTACTGATTGTGCTCAAATTTCAAAATGGGCAGGTGGAATTGGAGTTCATGTATCAAATATTCGTGCTAGTAACAGTTTAATTCGTGGAACAAATGGAAGAAGTGATGGTATTATACCAATGCTTAAAGTTTATAATTCCACAGCTCTATTTGTGAATCAAAGCGGTAAAAGAGCTGGTAGTTTCGCTATATATCTCGAAACTTGGCACGCTGATATTTTTGAATTTTTAGATTTAAAGAAAACACATGGAGATATGGAAAAACGAGCTCTTGATTTATTTTATGCTATGTGGATTTCTGATTTATTTATGGAAAGAGTTGAAAAAGATGAAATGTGGTCTCTATTTTCACCAGATGAGGCAAAAGGATTAACTGATGTATATGGAGATGAATTTGAAGAATTATATGTAAAATATGAAAAAGAAGGAATTGCTCGTAAAACTGTTAATGCAAGAAAACTTTGGAATGCGATTTTGACTGCACAAATTGAAACTGGTACTCCTTATTTACTTTGTAAAGATGCTGCGAATAGAAAGACAAATCAAAAGAATTTAGGGACAATTAAGTCTAGTAATTTATGTGTTTCTCCTGAAACATTAATCCTTACTGATAAAGGTCATATGGAAATACAAGAATTAGAAGGACAAAATGTAAATGTCTGGAATGGTTTAGAATTTAGTAATACAAAAGTATTTAAAACAGGAATTAATCAAGAATTAATGGAAGTAACGTTTAGTGATGGATGTTCTTTAACTTGTACTCCATATCATAAATTTTATATTCAAGAAAAATATATTGGATATAAAAATAAAAAAGATATAATTAATCACAAAAATGTTAAAACTATTGAAGCACAACATTTAAAACCTGATATGAAACTCATTAAATGTGAATTTCCAGTTATTGATGGAAAAGAAGAGTTAAAATATGCGTATACTAATGGATTTTTCTCAGGTGATGGTACTTATGGTAATATAACCGAACATTCTGAAGTAAAATGTTCTTATAAATCATTAGATGAAAAATCTTTTTGTAAGAGGCATATAAAATATCAAAAAAGTAATGAAGTAAGTGAATACTGTAAAGGAATCTGTTATTCTAAAAAACCAAAAGTAACTTTATATGGGGAAAAAATGAAATTATTAGAACATCTTGATTATGATACTTGTGGTGAAATTAATAATAATAAATTGAATGTAACATTAAAAGTTTCTTTAAAAGATAAATTTTTTGTTCCAATTACAGGTTATACAATTAAGAGTAAAATGGAATGGTTTTCTGGATATGCTGATGCGGATGGTTCTATTTGTAATAACCAAGGAAATTGTTCTCTTCAAATAGTTTCAATTGAAAAAGATTTTCTATTAAATATAAAACTTATGTTACAAACTTGTGGAATTAACACTAAGATTTCAGAAAGTCGTCCAGAAAGAAAATCATATCTCCCCGATGGAAAAGGAGGACATAAATATTATAATTCAAAAAGAAATTGGCGTTTGTTAATGGCATCAAATGAATTACAAAAAATTATGGCTCTTGGTTTTAACCCTAAGAGATTAAAAATTCAAGTATCTGATATTCAACGAAATGCGACTAAATTTATAACAATTACTAATACAAAAAAATTAGAGCGGAAAGCAGATACATATTGCTTTACAGAAAGTAAAAGACATGCTGGTATTTTTAACGGTGTTATTGGATCGAACTGCGCCGAAATATTAGAATATTCCGATGATAAAGAATACGCCTGTTGTACACTTTCCTCGGTAGGTCTTCCAAAATTTGTTGAAGATGGAAAATTCAATTATGAAAAATTAATGGAAGTTGTTGAAATTATTGTTGACAATTTAAATATTGTTATTGATAAGAATTTTTATCCTGTACCTGAAACAGAATTATCAAATAAAAGACATAGACCATTAGGATTAGGAGTACAAGGATTAGCAGATACGTTTGTTTTACTTAGATATCCATTTGATTCCCCAGAGGCTAAACAATTAAATAATGATATTTTTGAATGTATTTATTATACTGCTTTAAGAAAATCTTGTGAATTATCAAAAAGAGATGGTCCTTACTCTACATTTAAAGGCTCACCTTTGTCTGAGGGAAAATTTCAATTTGATCTTTGGGATGAAGAACTTAAAAATATTTCATACAAAAGAACATTTGAAAAAACTAAATTATCTGATAAATATGACTGGGAAGGATTGAGAAAAGATATTATGGAACATGGTGTTAGAAATAGTTTATTACTTGCTATGATGCCTACTGCTTCTACTGGACAAATTTTAGGTAATACTGAATGTATTGAACCAATTACAAGTAATATCTATACAAGAGGAACTAGTTCTGGGACATTTGTTGTTGTTAATAAATTTTTAATTAATGATTTAATTAAAGAAAATCTCTGGTCACCAGAAATGAAAACACGAATTATTAGAAATAGAGGAAGTATTCAAACTATTACTGAAATTCCTTTAGAATTAAGAAAACTTTATAAAACGTCTTGGGATCTTAAAATGAAAGTATTAATTGATATGGCTGCAGATAGAGCCAAGTATATCGATCAAACTCAAAGTATGAATTTGTTTATTGAAAATCCAACAATTCGTAAATTATCTAGTATGTATTTTTATGCATATAGAAAAGGATTAAAAACCCTCGTCTATTATTTACGACAAAAATCACCGGCATTTGCTCAACAATTTAGTGTTGAACCAGTTGTTACTAATAAAGAAACATTTGTTGAAGAAATTAAAGAAAAAGAAGAAAAAGAAAATACTTTCCTTAAAAAGGTTTTCCTTAAAGAGAAAAATAAAACTACTACTGCAACTAAATCTCTTGGAAAAGATGATGAAGAATTAGAGGCAGTAAAACAACTAATGTGTTCAATTAAGAATGGGCCAAATTGTGAATCATGTATGGGATAAATTATTGGAAGTATTAACATCAAAAAAAAAAATAAAACCAGATAAGAATTTAAGAATAATATTTTTTATAAAAAATAAAAATGTTATTTTCAATTACCTGGAAAATGTTTGATAATACTAAATTAGATTGCTATCGTGCTTTTATGGCAATGACACCAGAAGATGATGTAGCTGATGCTGGTAAAGGTGTAACAATTGTAGGTAGATGGCACACTATTGGAAATGGTTCTGGTGTATGTATTGCTGAAACAGATGATGTTGCTGCTTTAAATTCTTGGATGGTTAACTGGGCGGGTCTTTGTGATATTACTCTTAGTCCAGTCACTGATGACGCCACCACTCGTGCTGTTCTTAATGGTAAATTGGCTACTCCTGCTGCTTCTACCGAAGAAACTTCTGCTCAAACTACTTCTACTTAATTTTTTTTATTAGCAAATATACATTTATATTGAAAAATTATTTTTTAATATAAATATATAAATTTAGTTAAATTAAATGGATAAGAAACAACTTGGTCAGTTTTATACGACAAATTTTGATTATATTTTAGAAAATATTGAAATTAAAGATTTTAAGGATAGAATTTTTATAGAACCATTTGCTGGAAATAATGATTTGATTAAATGGGTAGAAAAAAAACAAGATGTAAAAATAAAAAAATTTGATATTGATCCAAAAGATGATGACACTATTAAACAAAATACTTTATTAAATCCACCTGATTATACGGATAAAGTAGTTATTACTAATCCGCCATATTTAGCAAAAAATAAATCGAAATCCAAAAATAATAAAATTTTATTTAAAAAATATAAACAATCTGATTTATACAGAATCTTTATATATCAATTAATTCAAGGAAAATGTTATGGGGGGGTGATTATAATACCTTTAAATTTTTTTTCTTCTTTACGAAAGCAAGATATTAAATTAAGAGCAAATTTTATACAAAAATATGATATAAATCAATTGAATATATTTGAAGAGCGAGTTTTTAGTGATACATCATATACTGTATGTTGTTTTAAATTTATTAGAAGTGATACAGAAAAAAAATCCAAAAAAGTAAAAACTACATTTTATCCAAAAAAAGAACATGAAATATTATTATTCCAAGATAAAAATGATTATTTAATTGGTGGTGATATTTATAAATTCGGAGAAAAAGAAAAAAAATATTTTATGATTGATAGATTAACTAAATCTAACAAAACAAATTATATAACAACAAATATATTTGCAAATTTATTAGATGGTGGAACTGATAATAGTAGAATAAAACTCACATATAAAAAAACACAATATATTGGAAATCAAAGTGATAGAGTTTTTGCGACAATTATTATTAAACCATTACAGGATATAGATAGATATCAAAATTTTTTGAATACTAAAGAAAATCAAATTAAAATAATTGAAGAATTTAATCAAATTTTTAATGAATATCGTGAAAAATATCATAGTCTTTTTTTATCTAATTATAGAGAATCTGCTAATGGAAATGGTCGTAAAAGATGTTCTTTTGGTTTATGTTATGGTTTAATTCGTCATATTTTATTAAAAATACAAAATTAGAATTTATTTTTAATTTTTAATATTATTACTATTTATGTCAATTATCATGTTTTCCAAAAATTTTAAAACTTTAAATCTTTTTAATAAAAGATTTTTTACTAGTACTCTTAATCCAGAGTACTATAAATCAAAAAAAGTCTTTAATTTAGAAAAACAAAAAATATTTAATCGGAATTGGATACCAATTGGATATACAAGTGAATTAAATAATAATACAATCTTGGCAAAAAAATTTGGAAATGTTGAAATATTTATTACTAAATCAAAAGATGGTGAAATCAAAACATTTTATAATACTTGTCGTCATCGTGCAAGTAGATTAATTAGAAATGATTGTAATAAGAAAACAATTATTTGTCCATATCATTTATGGAAATATTCACTTGATGGTAAATTATTGGCAACACCTCGTTTTAATTGTCAAAATTTTAATAAAGAAGAAAATGGATTATATGAAATTAAAACATCCGCATTTCGTAATATAATTTGTATAAATTTCGATAATAATTGTGGTGATATTTATGAACATTTTGGAAATGTTACAGATGATATTAAAAATTATCCTTTAGAAGATTGTAAAATTGTTAGATATAAACAATATGAGATAAATGCTAATTGGAAAACGTTACAAGATAATTTTCTTGAATATTATCATTTGCCTTCTATTCATCCAATATTAGTCAAATCTTCTGGAATGAATCAACATTCTTATACATCTAGAGGAAAAAACGGAAAATATATTGGATATAAAACAGATCCAATTACAAATTGTGATGCTCCAATTGAACCAAAATATATGGATATTTTTCCAAACTTGACTGATTATGAAAAACAAATAGCTCATTTTCATACATTATTTCCAAATATGTTTTATTTTCTTTTACCAAATCACTTTTTTTGTGTTATTATTGAACCAATATCTGAAACAAAGACAATTGAACACGCATCATTACATGTTCATAATAATCAAAATGAGAATAATGAACAAATAGAATTAATTTGGAAATATTGGGATAGAGTTAATCAAGAAGATATTGATATATGCGAAGAAGTACAAAAAGGAATGTATTGCCAGCATTATAAAACTGGTGTTTATGTTCCACAATATGAAAAGAATGTAGAAGTATTTCATGATATGATAAATACGAGTCTTGAAAGTTAACGAATTTCGATTTGTATATCATCATGATAATCAGTTTGTGTAGAATTATCTTGAGTTATTGTTTTTTTACCATATTTATAATAATATGCCATTATACCTGTAGAACAAGCATATCCAATATTTAGTATCAGTAATAATACTAATTTTAATGCCGCTGAATATATCAGGAATAATACACTCAATGTAAACATTGCTCCTATATAAATACCTGACACACCTTCAACTGTTTTATATTTAATAGTATGATATGATTGTGAACCATTGGCTAATAAGGAAAGTATTAGTCCTATTAATCCAATTATAAAGGCTAATTCATTATCTGTATCGTTTGACATATATTTGATTTGATTAAATATTTTTATAATATTTAAATATAATATTCATTTTTAATTTTATAGAATTTGGTGTGAATTTTCATCCAAACTTTGTAAGCGATAATTTCTTATCCAATAACAAAATATTATTGAAACACATAGTAAATAACTACAATTTAGAGTTATTATCATTAATAATTGTAAATGAATTCCATACCACAAAAAAAATATTCCAATTAGTAATTCACATATAATATGTATTATGGACAAACCATCGGTTGTTCTATATTTAATCGTATGATATATCTGTGATATATCAGATATTAGGGATAATATATTTACTATTATTCCTAATATGTTTCCAACATCATCTTCGGCAAATATCATTTAATTATTTATATAATTAAATATTTATATCATATTTTTGATTTAACAACCTTTGCATCCACCACCTGGTGCGGCACCTGGTCTAACATAACTTCCTGGATAACAACCACAACTTGCATTACAAGGACCTGGATGGGGATTTGAATGCCATGAAAATACTTTTCCGGTTCCATCAAAGTGTTCTACATTGTTAGTATTATTAACATAAGATTCTTGTTTTTGGTGTTGTTTATATAGTAAAAATGCTCCTCCACATATTATTATTATGATAATGATATAGAATGTAGTCGATTTTTGTTTAAATAATTTTGAGAGATAATTGACCATTTTTTTAATGTATATCTAATAGTAACAAAATAATTATTGAGTGGTTTAGAATATTTATAATAAAAAAATAAAATTAATACTAATAATGATGTATATCTAAATATATTTTTTAATTTTATGCGATATCTAATTCTATTAATTTCGGCATTTAATTCTTCTTTTTTAAAATTTTCCATAAGTTTCATATATTGAAAGAAGGCGGCTAATTTTTTCATTTCATTATAATTATTTACATAATCTTGTTTATTTTTTTTCAATAACATTAATTTATATTTAATATTAATGATATCCATTTTATTATCAAAATATTTGTTGGATGGTAAATTTGCTTTTGGTTCCATTTTATATATATATAATACAAAAATTATATAGTATAATATGATAATTCACTTAAATAAATAAATATATATAATAAATTATATACATAATATGGGCAATTTATTATCATACGTTACTTCTTCAAATAATCGAACTTATGGATGGAAAAGAGATTTACATGATTGTAGAGATCATATTCACAATTTTAATGATAACTTTGATAGTGTAATTGATTTATCACCAAATGGTCCTAAAGAAATATATGACCAAGGTCATTTAGGTTCTTGTACTGCAAATGCTATTGCCTATGCATATGAATATGATGAATATAAACAAAATGAAAGTAATAAGTTTACACCATCACGATTATTTATTTATTATAACGAACGAGAAATTGAAGGAAATATTAATACAGATTCTGGGGCAGAAATTAGAGATGGTATAAAAACAATTAGTAAAATTGGTGTATGTCCAGAAACTTTATGGCCATATGATATTACACAATTTACAGTTAAACCTAAGTATGAGTGTTATGAAATGGCTAAGCATCATAGAAGTATTCAATATAAACGTGTTTTACCTACACTTGAACAATTAAAATCTGGATTATCAAATGGATTTCCAATTGTATTTGGATTTATTGTATATGAATCATTTGAATCAGAAGAAACTGCTAAAACGGGTATAGTTAAAATGCCAGAGCAAAGTGAAAAAGTATTGGGAGGACATGCTGTAACTCTTGTTGGGTATGATGATACTAAAGGAACATTTAAGGTACGAAATTCGTGGTCAGCAAAATGGGGAGATAAGGGATATTGTTATTTTCCATATGATTACATAACTGACTCTAATTTATGTTCTGATTTTTGGACAGTTCAAAAAATAAATGATGATGAATAATTTTCTAGGTTTAAATATATATTAAGATGTTTTTAAAAATATTAAAGGATTTAATTATTACCATTATAATTCTTGTAGTTTCTTTATATGGTTCTAAATATATAGTTGAGAATTTTAGCATGATTTTAAAATTTTTGAAAGGTAATTTTGAAAAAATTACTAAAACTATAACTGATAAAGTATCTCAAAAAGAAATAAAAAGTAAAAGTAAAAGTGAAATAAAGAATCAAACATTTCCAAATGCTGAGAAGGAAGCTCACGCATTATTTACATGTTTAAATAAATATCAAATTATTGATAACAATAAAAATATTATTTTTAACGAACTTCGTCATTTATTAAATCTTATGAATGTAACATCAACTGATGTTGCTAAAATAGCATCTGTTGGTATTGTAATGTCTGCTGGTGAAACATCTAGTGAAAAATTTAACAGAATTGATAATAATGAAAATAAATTTATATCAACTTCTGAAATGAAGGCAATGTTTTTACCATCAGATGTTGAAAAAGTTATGTTAGAAACTTGTGATACTAATTTTGGTGATGTTTTTACTGATATAGACGAGTTAGTTTCAAAAGTATTTGAATATGGTGATAAAAATAATGACCAACAAATAAGTTATGACGAATTTAAGACTATTTATATGATACAATTATTACGTTTTTATAAACGATTAGAACCATCTTTTAATTTTCATGTTATAGATAAATTATTTCAATAGATTTTTCTATTATTTTTGAAAAACAAGTTGTGTTTATAAATTCGTGATTAGATGCTATAATATAGATATAATTAGTAAAAACTCTTTATTATAGTATTAAAAAAAAAATAGTAATATATACTAAGAGATGTTAGTCAATATAATTAATTGATTTAACATCAATTTAAAGGATTTATAAAAAAAAAAATAATTGATTGTTGGATGTCATTTTCTTTTATAAATTAGTTTACACAGTTTAATATTTACATTTTTAAAAAATAAATATTAAAATTGTTTTATAAATTGAATTAATAAATTAACATTATTATAATATATATGAATCCTGAAAATCCATCTAAACGCAGACGAACTGGTATGAATACATATGAATCTACGTATGATGACGATAATAAAGATTGTTTTCATCAAGTTAGTTGTATCCAAGATTTGATTAATATCGCAAAAAGTTTAAAAAGACGAAGAAATGCTGATTTTTCAAGATTAAAAGTTCTTTTACCTGAATTGGAGAGATTAAATAATATGATTGGAATGGAAAAATTAAAAAAATCAATTACATTTCAAATATTATATTATTTACAGGATTTAGGTTCAAATGATATGTTACACACTGTTATTGAAGGTCCTCCCGGTTGTGGTAAAACTGTAGTTGCTGAGATTCTTGCTAAAATTTATTTAAAATTATCATTTTTAGATAATGATATATTCAAGGTTGCAAAAAGAAGTGATTTAATTGGAGAATATTTAGGACAAACTGCTGCCAAAACTCAAAAACTTATTAATAAGTGTCAAGGTGGTGTATTGTTCATTGACGAGGCTTATTCACTAGGTAATAAAGAAGGACGAGATTCTTATTCGAAAGAATGTATAGATACAATTGTAGCAAATTTAGCAGAAAAAAGACGATTTGTATGTATCATTGCTGGATATAAAAAAGATTTAGAACAATGTTTTTTCTCTGTTAATGCTGGATTACGAAGACGATTTCCTTGGATATATACTATTGAAGAATATACACCAAAAGAATTGAGTGAAATTTTTGAAAAACAAGTGGGAGATGAATCCTGGTACATTTCAGAAAAAGCACAGAAAAATTTATCAAGTTTTTTTAATGAGAGAAAAAAATATTTCCCTCATTTTGGTGGTGATACTGAAACTTTATTTGCTAAGGTAAAAATCTCACATAGTCGTCGTGTCTTTGGAAAACCTAGATATATGAAAAAAGAAATTAATTTTGTAGATATGAAAAAAGGATATGAATTATTTCTTGAAAATAGTCATGTTAAACAAGGTGAAGGAAAGAATCTCCCGCCTATTGGTATGTACATTTAAAAATCTTCGATGATTTATAAAAATGTCGTATTAAGATTATTCATTTTCTTCATCATATTGCATTGAAGAAACAACACTAGCATATGCAACAAGAGGTCCTATATTGGACCATAATTTTTTAAATCTTTTGTCATCCTCTTTTCTTTGTTCCTCTTTCTCAGATGGGGAAATATCATAACATGTATTAATTTCAATTAATAAATTCTGTATTCTATTTATTAATCCTGTAATATCTTCATTAATATCAACCAATCGTGTGGCAACATTATTTTTATTTTTTTTTCCTTTTATTTTTTCTAGACTTTCAAGTAAATCATTAAATATATCACCTAAATTATCAAAATGTTGTTGCTCGTATTTTATAACTTTATCCATTTTATAAAGTATTTATTATTACTTTATAAAATAGTTTTACTCTAGTTCCGCATTTAACTTCTGAAATACTCGTGATTTTTATCTAATGCTAAAATTTTTGGAGTTAATTTACCTAAACCAAAACGTCTAGTTTTTTCTGGATGACAATAATTGGCTGGTAAAAATTTAAATTTATTCAAATTTGATACCATGTATCTATTCCAGTGACTTTCATCATTCCATATAGCAGTAATATTATTTTTATTATCATCATCAATCTGTTGCTTTATTGTTTTACTAGCATTTAAATATTCATTCACTAATCCACCTTGAATGCCACCACATATGTAATGGGGTCTATCTTCACTAGGATCAATATATGCTGTAGATTCTTTGCGATTTTCAGGTGTTCCCATTTTATTTCTATAAAAAAAACCAGGATGAGCAACTGCTACTAAAGGTTTTCCAATTTCAGGCAAAAATTCATCACCTACTTCTGAAACTACTTTCATATCAACATCTGTATAGTATAAAACATTTACTGAACTTTTTTCTATATCATTTTTAATTGTCATAAAACGATGATAACGATATAATGTATCACCAGGCCACCCAAGTCTTTTTATTTTATATGTACTGATATTATTATTAAATTTTCTATCAGTACAATCTGTTAATAAAAAATAATGTTTGGGATAATTTGGTAAAAAAAATTTCTCATAACTTTTATACACTTGATCAAAAAAATTTATATATTTTCCAGTAGCTATTAAAATAATACCTATATTCATCTTTTATTAATTATAAATTATATTTATTTTGCGTATCTATCGAATATTGCTTTACCAACATCAACATCTGTAGAATATTGATCTCTACCTTTTCTTAAAGATTCTTGTTGTTTACATAAAAAGTTTAACATATCAAGATTCATTTGTCCCTCTAAAGTTTTATCAAAAATAGCAGGATATTCACTATGTAATTTAATGAATTTATTTTCTACATATTCTTTAAAATCAGATGAAGATTTTTGAGTTTTTAATGTTTTTGCTTCAGTTGATCCTAAATATTTCATCATTAAATGTGTTTCATTAAGAACATTAAATTTAAGTCTCTTTTGTTTTGGTTTATTTTTATTACCAATTCGTTTACTTTGTAATCTTTGTTTAGCAATTGCCATCTTTTGCCTTGATGTTAATTCTGGTTTTTTATTCTCCACTACATTCATAGTTCCTATATCTTCTTCACTTTGTATATCATCATCGCTACTATCTTCTAAATGTAATTTTTTAAGTTCTTCGATAACTTTACTCATATTGTAAATAATTTATTATAATAAATTATTTTTATGTATTTATCGTAAAATATTTAATTAAATGGTATAAAGATAAATATTATTATATATTTATATTTATATATTTATAAATAACTATTTATATAATGCCAGATTCCTCCTCATTACCTCCCTCATCACCTTCATTACCTTCATCATTTCGTATATATCGTTTAAATAATTCGCGAAATTCGAATAATTCAAATAATTCGAATAGTTCAAATAGTTCAAATAATTCAAACAATTCGAATAATTCACGAAATTCAAATAATTCACGTAGTTTAAATGATTTACTTAGTTCACGTAATTCGCGTAATTCGCGTAATTTATTAGGAAATAATAAAATTTACAATCTTTTTTCATATATTAAAAAAAAAAAACAGCAAAGTTATAACCAGGTTTCTTCATTACAAAAAAAAATTATAGAAATTGATGATGATGTAATAAGATTACAAAGAAAAATCGCAGACATTAATAAGTTAAAAACGAAACAATTAAATAAAAAACGAAACTATTATGATAAAATTCAACAAATTTTTACATATAATGATACTATTATTGATTCATTATTAAATCAAACATTACCAAAATGTTCTATTTGTTTAGGAGAAATTAGTGAAAATTGTATAGCAATAACTGAATGTGGGCATATGTTTTGTAAAAACTGTTTAACTCAATCATTACGTTTTAATAATAAATGTGCTATATGTAGATGTGAAATAGACTCTTTAAGAGTTTCCCTTGTTTCTATTTCTAATCAGGAAGAAGAAGAAACATTATCTAATCTAACTACTCCTCCACTACCACGGGCACCACCACCACCATCTCGAGCACGGATACGGATACGTCCACGACTATATCCACAGATACGAACTCCTCCTACTCCTACTCCTACTCCTACTCCTCTCCCACCTCCTCCACCACGGCGTATATCTCGAAATAGAACACAACCACTAGAAAATATTACCGAAACAACAGAAACAGAAATAGTAATAACATCAGTTCAAAGAAATCCTCGTGATGAAGTAATAGTTTCAAGGGCGAGGCGAACTTCTAACCAAATTAATGAAGCAAATGTTGCACTTAGGGCGGTAGAATTAGCACGAGAATTAGATTTAGAAGAAGCACGTTCAGAACCACATTTAATATATGAAAATGAAGAAAAATATGAACGGGAAGAAAAAAGTGAATCTAATAATTCTAGTAACAGATATGAAAGTATTTTACGTCCAACATTAACATTTTCTCCGTCACAAAATTATTCATACACAATACAAGGACAAAGTAGATTTAATAATAATTTAAATACTCGTAATCGTATAGAACAATTATCTGATGAAGAACCTCCAAATTTAAGTCATTTTATATATAGTATCAGACAGCGTAATAATAATAATTTAGAGTCTAATGAAAGAAATGAAAATGAAAATGAAAATGAAAATGAAAATGAAAATGAAAGAAATTAGAAGTTATAAAAATATATTAAAATTATATAAAAATATATTAAAATTATATATATATATATAATTTATAATGTCTGCCGCTGTTATTCATACATTAATATTTGATGCTATTATAAAAACTTCTCAACGAGTATTTTTTCTTGTTGAGGAAATGTCTATTAATGGTGATTCTCTTTTCAATCAATTTGTTAACGAAACTGATATTTATGCAAGATTAGATGTAATTGAAGCTTTAATGAAAGATATATATAATCATGGATCTTCAATTAGTCCAATATTAAGTAAAACTGTAGAAATATCATTAGAACATGTGGAAAAAATTGTTAAAATTATTGAAAATGAATTGCAAAACCTAAAAGATGAAGTAGAATTATATAATTTAAGTTATATGTCCTATATCAAAAGTTTTGATTATAGTAATAAAATTAATATTTTAAAAAAACATATTACTACTATGGAATCGAGACTTAATACATTAATTACGATTTTAAATATACATGGATTTACCAATTAGTAAAGTTTTTTTTGAATTTTTGTATTAAATAATCGTTTTTCATCAAACCAGTATATTAATTTTGGAAATTTACTTGTATATGCTATTATTACTAAAAATAAACATAACCAATCAAAGAATGAAAAACCATAAGTAAATACTTTAGTAAATTCGTGTGAAGTAGTTGTCAAAATATAACATATCAAGATAAATGTTAATGTTTTATTGAGAATATCTATACAAGCCATTTGTAATTTGGTATTCTCAAATTCGTCAATATATTCTTTATAATTATAATTTTCTTTCTCGAGTTTTTTATTATTATATTCTAATGTTTTTATTTGATTTTCTAAATCATATAGATTGTCTCGTCGATTGATTTTAAATACACTTTTCATTTTTATTTAAAATTATTTATTTATTCTTAATATAAACAATTTTAAATTTTATATAAATGATTCAAAATTAAGTACTAATTATAACACTGCTATCAGTATCAATAATTTTTGTTCCTTCATTATCCAATATTGCCATTAATTTTATAAATGTATGTCGTGTTGTTGAATTTGTAATTGTTAAATTTGCGATAACATCAGACATATAAACACCTCTTGCTTGTGACTTTAATCTTGAAGCTTCTGCTTCTGCGATTTCTGTTAATTTAAATGCTTCAGCATTTGCTGTTTCTATTAATTGTGTAGCATCTACATTAGCAAGATCTGTTACTTTATTATAATTAGCTTCAGCTTCTGCTTCTACAATAGTTTTATTAGCATTAATTACTTCCACTAATCTAGATGTCTCTTGTCTAATCAAATTAGCATCTTGTTCATATTCTAATTTAGCATTAGTTTGGATTTGAACTGCCGCATCTAAATATTTATTTTTAACTACATCTGGAAATAATACTTCATGTAATTGTAATTCATCAACATCAATCCAAATATTGTTTAATGTTTCTGTTATATTTTTTTTCATAGCTGACGTGATTATTTCTCTCTGACCAAGATAATCATCAATACTGAAAATAATTGCTGTATTTTTTAATGTTGATTGTGATAAACTAAATACTTTTGAATCATATTCTGTTCCAAATTGATTATATAAATGTGATAAATTTTCTTTTTGAACTCTATAGAAAAATGTTACTGCTATGTAAAAAGAAGTTCCATCATCATTAGCAACAGATAATGCATTATCACCTGAAAATTCAACTTTATGATAATTTCGTTCAAAATAAATCATATTTACACTTGGACCAAACATATATCTACCATTTTCATAGATAGTATCTGTATCAACTGTATTTGATAAAGTATTTTTTTTAAACGCATATTGATTGTATTCAACATATTGAAATGAACAAATTATTAAGATCATTCCAATAAAGAGTGGAATTCCGACACAACATGATATAATTGTTACTTTTGTAGTATTTGCCATTTTTTAATTTGTTTGAATAAACAAAATAAAAGAAAATCAATTTTATAAATTAAATTTTATAAATTAAATTTTCGTAATTGGATTGTTAGCATTATTTAATACCATACTATACAAATAATCATTTACAAATTCATCATTTGTCATTTCCATTGTATCTTTAATAGTATAAAAAAGTATTTTTCTTTTTTCCCATAATTCTTGAGTAGATGTTGCTTCTGCTTCACCGGCAATTAATATAACAGCTGCTTCTGCGATTGCCCTGCTTGATATTACTTCTACACTTGCTTCTGCTTCTAATATTACTTTTTCACCTTCTGCGATTGCCTGAATATTTCTCTGTTCTGCTTCAACTTCAGATAATAATAATTCTGTTTCAGCACCAGTTAAAGCACCTTCTCTCTCATTAGTAGCTGTATCTAAATCTTGTTCACCTCGTTGTTTGTCAAATATAGCATCGGATAATTCTTCTGGAAAGTCATAATTTTCCAATTGTAAAAATGTAATATCAGCATGAGTTCCTGATGTAATAAAATCTTCTTTCAATTGAATTCCGATTTCAGATTCGATTGTACTTCTCTCACCATAGAATTGTATTGCTTCATATCTCGCAATTACATTTCTTACTGAATCTTTTGCTACAGATGTAAACAATTTCTTTAAAGAACTTTCTTCTCCAAATTCCCAAAATATATCAAATAATTCACTTTTTCTTAACTGATATTGAAATACTACATTTGCATAAATAATTATACCATCTCTACTTAAACATTCTAATAAAGAATCTCCACGAAATGCTACTGTGCCTACAATTTTATTATATTTAAATAATTTTGTTTCTGGTTCAAATAAATATTTTCCTTCTTCATATACAAGAGAAGTATCTAATTCTTTTGTTAAACCTTCATAACGTAGTGCATATTCTTCGTGATTTATATTCTTAATTGATACAGGTATTAAAATAACGGTTAATAACAGACCAATACAACAAAAGCCTGAACCTAATTTGAATAATGGACATTCAATATTTGCTTCGCCTTCATTTCTGTCTTGATTGCGATTATTATTTTGATGCATTATATTTTTTATTAGAAATATAGATTTAATTAAGAAAATCAATTTTAAATTTTTATAAATCCAGTCCTTAAAGTTAGTTATATTTTTATTTTCTAGGAATTAAATTTTTTCCTTTTACGTTTTCGTTTCTAGACCATTTATGATAATATAATTGCATCATAATACTTTGTTTCTTATCTTTTTCAGGAACTATAAATTTTTTGTTGTAAATTGAATTACGAATTTTTTTTAATTCTTCTGTCCAATCATTTTTTCTCCCGCCTTCTTGCTTATTCCATTTAGGATATAGTCCTCCAGTTTTTTTTTTATAATCTTCTAAACAAAAATGTTCTAGTGGTTTTCCAGGTGAAATGTCTCTAAATTGTTTTTTCCCAAATAATCCACGTATTGGTGCTTTTGTTGGTTGTGCCCACATCACAAAAAATTCAACTTTCTTTTTTAACATTAATTGTTCAGCAATCAGATAATGAATGCCACAAGTTCTATTAGAAGGACCGCCTCCATTTCCTACTCCATATCCAGCAAGATTTTTAATTCCTACTTTATCATCAGTATATCCAATTTTAAATATAATTCCATCAATTACAATAATATATACTCTACCAGTAGTATCTTTCAATTGTTCTTGTGTTCGTTTTTTATCAAAAATTGGAATCCATAATCTTTGTGCAGTTTCTTTTTCTAAATTTAATTTTAAATAACATACTCGTACAAATCCCTTACATTGCTTAATATTGACAAATTTTTGGTTTTCTTGTATTCCCATTAGACTTATTTCTGTTGTGAGTTCTTCAACAGAAACTTTATCTATGTTAATTTTAAATTTTATTGTAAAATATTCTATTTTGTAATCAATACGAAAAATAAATTTTTTTTTTTTAATTTTCCATCTGAAAATAATATCATTATTTTCCATGCTATTTTTTATCATTTCAAAAAATTGCTGAAATGATATCAAAATATTTTCGCTACAATTAGTAATATCTAACATATCTTCAATTGAAGTTTTGTATATTTCATTATTATCTATATTTGTAATAGTTATGCCAATTTTTCCAGAGTTTTTTAAATGATTAATAGTACATTTATAATCTTCGTTTTCATCCTTTAGATGAAAACTATGTGTTAAATAATCATTCTGCGACATCTTATATAAATCATGTATCATTTATTTAAATCGATTTTAAATAAATGACATAATAAAAAAATGTAATAAAAATTGAAATATAAAAATATATAATATTATATAAATAAAATAATACGATGTCTAATTTTGAATATGAATATGAAAAAGATAAACAATATTTAAAAGATTATTTAATTAAGAAGAAAAGCAGTGCTAAATCTAAATCAAAATATAAACGAGTTTGTTTATCACCTTTAAGATATGCTGGTGGAAAAAGTAAGGCAGTCGGACTTATTTTAGAAAATTTACCTAAATTGAAAGAAAAAAAAATAGTATCACCTTTTTTTGGTGGTGGTTCATTTGAATTAGCATTAACAAAAGAACTTGGTTATGAAGTTATTGGATATGATATATTTGGAATGTTGGTTAATTTTTGGAATATTCTTGTTAAACAACAAGATAATTTTGTTAAAGAATTAGAAAAATTAAAAGCAACTAAAGAAGATTTTACACACAATAGACATATCCTACTTGAATATTGGAATGTGATTAAACCAAAAGATTTAAAATATAAAACAAAAAAAAAAATTAAATTAACTGATAAAGAAAAAAAACTTTTAATTAATAATAAATTATTACAAGCAGTATATTATTATTATAATATGCAATTATCCTATGGACCTATGTTTCTTGGTTGGCCTAGTTCAAATGAAATCAAACCTAAAAAATATAAAAGAAGATTAGATAAATTAAAAATATTTAATGCTGGAAATTTAAAAGTTTTTGCAGAAGATTTCAAATCAGTAATAGTAAAACATTCTAATGATTTCTTGTTTTTAGATCCTCCATATTACTTAGGTGAAAAATCAAAAATGTTTAAAGGCATGTATCCAAATTGTAATTTTGCTATTCATCATAATAAATTTGAACATGAAAGTATGAGAGATCTTTTAAAAAAACATAAAGGTGGTTTTTTTATAACTTATAATGATTGTCCTACGATTAGAGAATGGTATAAAGATTATAAACAAGTATATCCAAAATGGCAATATACTTATGGTCAAGGAGAAACTCGTATTGGGGATAATCGAAAAGATGGTACAAAAGATAACAAAAAGGAAAGTCACGAAATATTTATTATTTCTCCTCCTAGTAATGATAATAAAAGTGAAGAAGTGGAAGAAGTGGAAGAAGTGGAAGAAGTGGAAGAAGTGGAAGAAGTGGAAGAAGTGGAAGAAGTGGAAGAAGTGGAAGAAGTGGAAGAAGTGGAAGAAGTGGAAGAAGAACAAGAAGAAGAACAAGAAGAAGAAGAACAAGAAGAAGAACAAGAAGAAGAAGAACAAGAAGAAGAACAAGAAGAACAAGATAATGAAGTAAAAGGCGAACATAAAATATCGGAAGAAAAAAAGCAAAATAGTAAGGATAAATCTATTGAATATAATTTAAAAAATTTAATGAAAAAGAAATTATTAAATTTACAAAATATTTCTTACGGATTTGGTATTGATCCTAAAAAAAGGAAAAAAAATGGTAAGGGATTTATGAATAAAAGAAAATCTGAATTAGTTTCAGATATTATGAATCATTTAGATTCAGATAAAAAATGATTTTTATAATTTTATAAATAAAAATTAAAATAGAAAAATATATTAATATAATAAGAATTGAAATGAATAAACTAAATAAAACTCAAACTTTGACAAAAACATTAGAAAATTTATATAAATATAAAAATTTATTAAATGTAGATAAAATAAAAAAACTTGGATTTGATACTTTTTCAAGAGTCATTAGAAATAAATCTATTTTGAATGATTTTGGGAAATATTTTTCTAATCTTTTTGATTTAGAAAATGTAAAAGAATCAAATCTATTAGTTCGTAAGTTTTTAACATGTTACATAGTTGTATGTTTTCCAGATTTCGTTTTCAATAATGAAATTAAAGATATTGATGATTTACAATTAAAAAATTTATCCAATAAGATATCAATATTATTCAATAATATTTTAAATTATACAAATGATGACGAACATAAAGTAAACTCTGATGTAAAAATGCAGGAATTTAAAATAGAGTTGGATAATTTTATTATCTTTTTTGATAGGTGGAAAAAAAAAGATGTAATTAAAGTTCTTCTACCATTTGCTAATTCATATTATGAATTAAATGATACATTGGCACTAGTTACAAAAAATCAACAAGAACCAGTTACCGATGATATTAAAATATGGAAAAGTGAAATAGAAAAACAAAAGAATAAGATATTAAAACATGTTAAAAATATTGATGGGGATGATGCTGTAACATTTGTCAAAAATTATCAACCTCCTAAACTTATTATTGATGATAAGGTTTATGAACAAATTGAAAGAACTATGAAAAAGGCTTATTGGGATAAATTAAAGGAAGATATTGAAAATGACGATTTTTCAATGATTACACCATTACTTACTGATGTTAGAACTATGATTTTTCAACTAATCCCAAATCGTCCAGATCTTAGAGAAGAATTTGATAGTAAAATTGATTTAGAACTTGTAAAACAAATGATTACACACAAAGCTATGGATGTTAAAACTGTGTATAGTATTGCTTTAACATTAATTGAATATCTTAAAACGTTACAGGCACCAATTGATGATAGAGATACACAAGAATGGTGTGATAGTATTACAAATCTTTTTTACACTGAAAATATATCATATGCAGATATATTACCAGCTTTTTTTAGTGGTATGTTTCAACGATTAGAAAAAATTAAACAACAATTACATGATTTTTATAATCCTAAAGATGAAAATATATCTAAAAATAAAATAACAAAATAAACTTTATTAAAATTATTATATTTGTTTTAAATATTATTAAATGGAATTTGATTTAAAAAACTTATCAATTGCTATAAATGAACATCTTAAATCTGGTAAAAAACTAGATACCGCATTGGATATAATTCAAGGATATAATGGAAATGATTGGAAAAATCATCGTAAATTTTGTAATATTTCTTTTAAAAGAAATTTAGTTCATATTGATGATTTATGTGATATTTATGTTATTTGTTGGAATAATAACCAACAAACTCCAATACATGATCATTCTTCTAATGGTTGTATTCTTAAAATATTAGAAGGTCAAATAAATGAACAATTATTTACACCCGATGTAAAATTTATCAAACAAATTGTAAATAAAAAAGGTGATGTTTCTTATATTGATAATGATATTGGTTTACATAAAGTTATTAATGGTAATAATAAAACAGTTTCTTTACATGTTTATTCTCCACCATTATATAAAGGTAATGTATATACCGGTAATGTATATACCGGTAATGGATATAATGGATATAATTATAATATATATAACAGTAATATATATAGAAATAATGGAATATAAGATTAAACATTTAGATAAATTATTAAAACTTGGAATACCCAAAGATAAATTCACTCTCATACAGAGTGCCTTATTTCCAGTTATGAATATTAGACAAAATGGTGATTTAGATTTTATTTTAGAATCGAGTTTAGTGCCTATTTATAAAGAAAGAATTTTAAAAATTAAAGGATTAAATATCAAAATAAATAATGATAATTATAAACAATTTGGTTGTACTGGAGATGATGATTTGATTAAAAATCATTCAATGGAGATAAATGGATTGCGTTTTTGTCATTTTAAATTTTATAATAGAATTTTAAGAAATCGTAGTTATAAAGTTCGTAAAGAAAAAAAAAGAAAATATGGTTTTTGCGATTATGAAAAAATAAAATATTTTTTTGAAACAAAAAAACATTTACAATATCCATTTACTAATATTCCTATTAGTACCTGGGGAAATTTTGCCGTTCTAATGTAAATTTGTAGTTCTTTATTAAAATATATTATAAATTTTAATAATATAGAATATTTTAATATGACTCATTATGGATTATTATTATTATTTCCAATAGATAAACAATATGATTATATAGTTGAAAAACATTTTGAAATTTTATTTAAAAAAAAAATAAAAATTACACTACAAGAATTTCAAGATTTATTTAAATTTGATTCTCGTCATGAAGATAGAGTTATAAGAAAACGTTCAAATGAAAATATTGATGATGGTAATCTTATTTTTTTTATATTTAGAGCAAATTCAATGGAATATATAAATGATTTTTTAAAGAAAAAAACTAGAAGGGAGATTGATAATATTCGTTTTGAAAAAACAGGTATTGATAGAAAACAATTACCAATGCAAAATCATTTACATACAACTGATACTTTAACGCAATTAATAGATAGTGTTAATTATTTAAAGCAAAAAAATAAAATAAATAACGATGAATATATCAAGATACGAAAAATTTATTTAACAATATAAATTTAAAAATGATGGTGGTTCTTCTTCTATTAATAATTTGTTTACTAACTTTTCGGTAATTGTTATTGGTAATGTAACATTTTTTGAATAATATGAAAATTTTTTATCCCTTTTGATATTATTTACATACTGTAATAAATTTATTTTTCTAATTATAATTTGAATTGCCCTTTTTCCTTCTCTTACACCTTCTTCCTTTCGTATTTTACGAATTATGAATGAGATTATGTTGTCTGGAAATATGATGTCTTTTTCATTTAATCCAATTTCTTTTAATTCTTTTGGTATGATATAATCTTTTAATATTCTTACTTTTTCTTTTGGTTCAAATCCCTTTACTTTTATAACTTCTAATCTATCTCTTAAAATTGGATCAATCATATCTATATGATTTAATGAAAATACAAACAAAACACGAGATAAATCTATCTTAATATTTCCAAAATACATATCTTCATATTCATGATTTTGAGAAAAATCTATAATTTCCATAATTTTATTAACAACACTTGAACCATGTCTTGTTGTATCAATTTTATCTAATTCATCCATAAATATGATTGGATTCATACACCCAGTTTCCGTTAGCATACGGCAAATTCTTCCATAATCTGAACCCTCATAAGTGTGAGCAAAACCTGAAAGATATGATTCATCTGACATTCCAGATAACGAAAATGAAGCAAATGGTCTATCTAACGCTTTTGCTAAACCTTCACGAAAGAGCGTTGTATTATGTGTGACAATAAAATTATCAAGTAAATATTTGTGATCTCCATCTAATTCAAACCCATAATATTTATCTCTACCAATACATTTAACTGATATTTGAGAACATAAAGCATCTTTAATTTGTTTTCGAACTTCTGCTTCTTTTCTTAAACAGAGTACTGGAATTTCTTCTAATCCATTACCATATATACACATTCTATTATATTCTCCTTCTCTTTTTTCTCCTTTATACATGCAACTCTTTTTGCATTTTTTAGAATAACAAGCAAATCCTAAACTTCTACATAAATATACAATATCTTCACTTAATCTACTATTTTTTTGAGTAATGTCATAACAATTATTAGTATAAGAACCATCGCTATCAATCAATCCTGCTAATAATTTTAATCGATTTTCTCTTGAATTACATTTGTAAATATGTGGAATGTGTTTATTACCAATTAGATTATGTTTTCTTAAAATTTTCTTCATATAATTTTGAGTTGTTAATGAATTAATTCTGTATGTATATTTTTCCTTATGACTTAAATAACAATCATATTTTTTTAAATTAACTGATAAATATTTTAATATTGTTGAATCCTGTGTAGTTATTGCTGTTTCCATTGAAGTACCATCTCCTAACCATAATCCTAAAATATATGGATCA